CAGGCGTTACGGGTACAGGCGTTACGGGTACAGGCGTTACGGGTACAGGCGTTACGGGTACAGGCGTTACGGGTACAGGCGTTACGGGTACAGGCGTTACGGGTACAGGCGTTACGGGTACAGCGGATACAACAACCACAACGGACACGACAGGCACGACAGGCACGACAGGCACGACAGGCACGACAGGCACGACAGGTACAACGGGTACGACCGGCACGACACAACCTGGCGGGTCAGGTGGGTCGGGTGGGTACAATCGAAGCACGGGTCAAAAATTATTACCTGGAAGTATGACCCCCGACTACTTACCGGCTGCACAATTTAGCTACACAAAAATTGGCGACGAGACTCCCATGCTTAACCCTCTTCTGTTCTCTTTAGCTGGAATGGGTCCATCAATCCCTAACCAATCTCCAACAGAGGAAAAGACGTTGAGTGATTTAAACACAGGCTCATCCAGTTTTGACCCAACGACACAGGCACCTATCTTTGATATGTATGCTAAAGGCAATACGGGGCAATATGATCCGCAAGAAGAAAGCCCGTGGTCTGGTTTTGCTGCGGGTGGTTTAGCAACCACACACCCCGCTGGTGACCCTCAGTTTTACTCTCAGGGTGGTCTTGGCAACATGTACGTTCGTGGTGATGGTGATGGCACATCAGACAGCGTGCCTGCCATGTTGGCCAATAACGAATTTGTTATACCCGCTGACGTTGTATCGGCGTTAGGCAACGGTTCCAGTGAAGCTGGCGCCGGTGTATTAGAGAAGTTTATGTACGAGATTCGTAACCACAAACAAGCACACAACCCTAAGGACTTGCCTCCGCAAAGTAAAGGTCCCTTAGAATATTTATCATCTGCAATGCAGAAAGGTCACAGAACATGAGCAACGTATTTGACGTCAGCAGAACCACAACCACCGAATTACCCTCGTGGTATTCGGATGCACAAAAAGCTGCGGCCACGGGTGCTAAAACAGCGTTAGATGCTGCGACTCCTTATGGTAGCACCGTACTCACAGGGGTCACCGATGCTTTTAGTAAGCCTGACAACGCGTATACTCAAGCAACAAACAACCTGCTAGACATACAGAAGGGCAACGCAACCGCCTATAATGCAGACGGCACGATAAACACCGCGTCTCCACTTGGTCGCTTGTTTAGTGCGCAGAACGCACAGTTAAATCAAATGCTGCCTGGCATTACAGGCAAAGAGGGTGCGGTTGGTATTGGCGGCGGTAACTTTGGTTCCTTGCGTGGTCAGACGGCAACTCAAACCGCGCGTGGTGGTGCGTTAACTACTATGCAAGAACAGCAGGCCAAGGCGATGTTAGACGCACAAACGCAATCAATTAACGCTGGTCTTGGCGTGGGTAACCTGCAACAACAATACGGTACTCAGGGACTTAACTTACACAACGCTCAGTTGGCTGGTGGTCTGCCTGCTTACTCTAAGTATGAAGACATTATGGGCGCGATGGCACCTACATTGAACTCAACAAAAACTGAGACACAAAGCCAAAGTGATTACCAAAACGTACTCAGTTCTATTGGTGCAATTTCAGACATTGGTAAATCAATTGGATTATCAGGGTTAGATTTGACTAAATTATTGTCTGGAAAAACAGGATATAGCTGGTACGATGACATGTTTAAATCAAATCCGTCTACCGGATCCATAACTTACTCGCCACCTACAAATGCTCCTATAAATCCAGCCCCTGATTCGGACACCGGCTCTACAATCACTATTTAATGGAAATGTAAATGGATAAGGATACTCAAATAGTAGGTGGACTCCCCGCCGGCACAGAAGAACCGTTACCTGGATCCAATAAAAAAGGCATAACGATTGCAGGCACGAAAGGCGTTTCTTTAGAACCAGAAAATAGTATGGAGGTTCGCAATCGTCTACTTGAATTGATTAGACAACGTGAGGCGGAGCGTTCAGGTTTCGGTGCGTTACTTGAGCGTTTGTCTATCTATAGTCCGAGCCCCAACACGTCGTTTCAGGAGCGTGTGGCCGGCTATGCTGATAAGCAACGTCAACGCGATCAAGACATATTCAACATGCAGTTGGGTGTATCGCAGTTGGACACTGAGACGGCGCGTCAGGCTCAAGAACGCGCTAAAATAGCTCAACGTAGGCAGGAGTTTGCACAGTCTATCGGTTTAGGCGGTCAAGGCGGTCAGGGCGGTCAGGGCGGTCAGGGCGGTCAGGGCGATGGTGGTGTCTCTCCGGCAAAGATGCAGCAAACATTTAACGCTCTCTCGCCTCAGCAGCAGCAGATATTGCGTAACATGCATGAGCAAAATCCTTTAGAAGCAGAAAAACAGTTAATCGCTTTAACTAAACGAACTGACCTGCAAAGAAACCTCGACTCCGCTGGACTTATAGAAGGTACAGACCCCTACAAAAACGCAATGTTAGCTCACTTGGCTTCTAACGCCGGTGACTATGTTGAGGTGCCTGATCCTGATAAACCAGGGTTTAACAAAACGGTGCCGAAAATAGAAGCTATTGGTAGCAACCTTGGCCTTTCACCGCAACAAACTTCAGTGGGTCCTTTGTCTTCTGTTGAATCAAAACCTCCTCAATCTTCAGTATATGATAATTTAATATCCCGTGGTCCATTGCCTTCAGCAAAGGAATCGGCATCTGCAGCAGCACGCACAACAACGGCACCGGCACCGGCACCTGCAGCAGCACGCACAACAACGGCACCGGCACCTGCAGCAGCACGCACAACAACGGCACCTGCAGCGGCACCTGTTAAAACCACAGTAGGTGGCGTAACACTTACTAGCCCAAGGGCACTAGCCGAGCTAAATACAAAAAATCCATATCCTACATCCGATAAGAGATGGAGCGCATTTGAAGGTGATAGAGCAAAGGCAGCCCTTGATCTTGAGAAAGCGAGTAGAGAGGTACCTATTAAACTTGCAGAAGAGCAAGGCAGGGCTAGTATTGACGTCAATAAGCAAGCTCAGTTGGTGCCGATTGAAGGACAAAAGACAGAGTCTCAAGAGATGGGTAAAACAGACGCAGCCCAGCAGACTGCTCTTTCTGATTCAGTAGGACGAAATAGAGAAAATGTAATTTACTCTCATCGCATAAAGAGCACCATAGACAGCATACCTAAAGAAATGCAGAATGACCTCTTCGGTACATTAAATCAAGGTACGGTTAAATCGGCGGTGCTTAATTTTATTAGTAAAGGTATTAACACACCTTTTGGTTCATTGTCTGCACCAGCGTTTACTGATGTTGCAATTCAGACGACTCCAGCCGTTGTAAGAAATCAAAGAGCTGACGGATCAAACCCATTACTAGAAAAAAGGCAATTAGTATTATCAGACCTTGGAAGACTTACACTTGCGTTTACTGCGGTTGCCAATAAAGGCCAAGGTGCAATTTCTGATAAAGAACGTGTCATGTATGCGGAGGCGATTGCTGATCCTAATCGTTCAACGGCAGGTATCATTAAACTTATGGCGCTCTCTGTTGAACTTGCTACGTCTCATGCTGAACAAACACAAGGTGCGTGGGAAAATGCAAAGAACGCAGGCCTGAGCTGGCGTGAATTTAAGGGAAGTACGGAATATAAGAGAATGGTTGCTGACCAAATTAAAGAGTCTCAAGCGGCGCTCATTCCATATCGTAGAGCGAGATAAACTAAAAGAATGAAAGGGTAACCTACTAATATGGGCGCCGAAAATACAAAAACTTTTGAAGTACCTCAGTCTGCTCCAATACAAGAACTTGACATAGAGGATAACCAAACGGAGTCTGCTCCTTATACCGGACCACGTTTGCGTGACTCCCGTGACATGGCCGCGTTTGGTGTTGGTACTGCTGCGGGTTTTCTTGCTGATTCTATGCAAAGACACGAAATACAAAAAAGAATAAATGATGAAAACAAAACCCAAGCAGACGCTGCGTACATGGCGCAGATGCGTATGGAATTGCAGAGGATGCAAGACGCTGAATATCGACGGCAGATTGATGCGCGTAATGAATTAATACGTCAACAACAAGCGCAATATCAACAAGAATTAGAAGCACACGCGCAAGCGGTAGCTGAGGCTAAAGCTAATGAGCCTAAGCTATACGGCACAGGCACACAAAATTGGACAGACCAAGAGTACGCCGAGAAAATTGCTCGTCAAATCGATGACCCGCTCAGTAAGGGTATCGCTTCAAAAGAGGCAGAAAAAAGAATAGCCATGCAGTTAAAGGCGGAAGAGTTGTTCCCAAGTCAAGTGTTAGCAGGTAAAGGTTCGTTATTGACTATACCGCTTATCCCTGGCGGTCAAACAGAAGTGCCAATGAGTATGCGTAAGGAAAAACCTGAACCGGCGCCGCTACCACCACCACCAAGTAAACCAGTGCCGCCACCAATACCGCAACGAACTCCTATTCCTGAGCCACAACCGCGTGCGCAAGCACCTGAGCTTCCAAGTAAAATGCACTCAGCTGGAAGCGGTTTGATGGGTGGTTTGGCTGGTGCGGATTTGTTTGACGCATATCAAAATTTTAGACAAGGAAATATAAGAGAGGGTCTTACAAGTGCAGGCACAGGGCTCTCAGCTGCCGCCGCTTCGTACCTTAAAAATCCTAAACTTAGAGCACTCTTGGCGGCGCCCTCTATTTTGTCAAAAGGTTCTGGTTTGCTGGACTACTTTAGTGCTGGCCAACCAGAACAGAAAAAAGCTGAAGGCGGGATGATCCACATGGCGGGTGGTGGTCTTGCACCACACGGTATGCGTCACAGTGGCGAGGGTGCAAAGGGTAAGGGCTACTTTGGCATGATGCCAAGCCAAGATATCGGCGAGGGTCCAGTGGACTACTCACTGGCAGCACAGCCACGTTCATCCGAGCTATCATTGGAGTCTGATGGTATGGGCGAGTACCCCTCGTTAGTGCCAGGGTTGACTAAAGAAGAGATGGATTACATGCTGGCCGGTAACGAGCCAACTGAAAGCATTTTACAAAAAGCCAAAATGCACGCGATGATGCGTAAAAAAAAAGGCTTGAGCCCCTTCGCACAACCTGATGAGTTGCGTTATCCAGTGCCCAACTACGCAGCCGGAGGGCTATCTGTAGCTCAGAACGTAGCAAAGGCAGCAGCACCTAGAGCAAAAGCGGCGTACAAATATGGGTCTCAACAAGCAGGTAAATTATCTGACTGGGCTCAAAATTTTATGGATCAATACCTTGTCCCCACTCAAGCAGATCGTATGGGTGGTGTAGGCGGTCCTAGCTTTAGTGCTAATCAACTAGGCTTACCACAATATGCTGATGTTGCTTGGGGTTCTGGTAAACAAGGAATTGCAACTGGTATCGCTAATTTAGCAAAAGATCCGCGTTTTGGGGGAACACAAGGGCAGATTTTTACACCATTACTGGGTGAAGAAAGCCAACTCCGGTCAAATCAACTTGTATATGATAAGTTGATGAAGGAGTTTTATAAAAACCAAGGTAAGATGACGCCAGAGTTAATGGCTAAAATTAATTTATTTATGCAAGCCGGAGGCCCTAAAGCCAGCGGTGAATTGCGTTTTGCACCAATTGAAAAGTTTGACCTTTCTGATCAAGATATGATGAAAGAGTTGGGTAAAACATTTAAGTCACGTAGAGATATTGTTACACATGCATTGGGTGGTGAAGGCCTTGGAGGCAAGAAATCACAAATTATCCCTTATGACGATATATTAAAATCAATGCAAGACCCATTTACTGTGGGTGCTCCTACATACGCATTAGGCCCTCGTGCATTTAGATTGAGTGGTAAAGTGGGACAAGAACCACGCCCTGATTTAAACAAAGCGTATCCATATATTCTACACGGCCAAGATATGAACGTGACATTCACACCAACACCAGCTGAGTTGGCGTTGATGGACTTTCAAAACCAATGGCGTAAACAAACAGGTAATACCATGCCATTAAAAAGTGGCGCATTACCACAAGCCCAGTATTATGAACTCACCGCAGGCTATAAACCGGAAGGTTCATCAGAGCGGGTATACCCAAGACAGAAAATAACTGAGGAATGGATTAAAGAGCTGCAACGTAGTGGTTTTGCGCAAGGTGGCCTGGCATCACTCTAATTTAGTGCGGGGAGGAAACGGACACAGAAGCCGCCTCCCCCACGCTTTTTTATTTGCGGTACCTTGTATCAATCCATGACTCAGCGGCAAGCGGAAAGTCAGGGGCCCAGTCAGGTGGTGTGGTTAAGAACTGCATCAAGAGGCTCTCAACCTCCTTGGCAAGCTCAACTCTGCTTAACGCCAGAATCTCATCATGCACAAGATTAATTATCGACACACCCTGACCCTCAAGCCTCAACGCGGGTTCGGCAAGAAAGTCCCTCGCGGTTCCTTGGACGGCACTCTGGAAAATGCTCGACCCAATCAGTTTGTTCCGCCCCCATTTACGGGTGAACGTGTTCTGACTGACGACGTAAACGACATCGGCGAGCTTACCCCATGGGGTGTACTCCTGCACGACCTCAGGACGCTGCCAACAGATTAGACGACCGCTAGGTAGCTGCATCCACAGCGCGTCGTTCGTCACCTTCAGCATGACCTTACCCGCACGAAACGACTGGCCTGGGCTTCCAATTGCATCGATTGCAGCCTGACCCATCTGGTACCAACAATTCTTCACCTTGGCGTACGACATACGGTACGCGTTAACGGCCTCCTCGGCCTGCGCCGGTGACAAGACAACCCCCATACCATCGGCGTAGTCAACCAGGCCCTTGGCGCCTTGGCCAAACATGCAGCCCAGTACGGCGGACTTGCTGACCTGACGCATGTCCTTGGTCACCTCCTCGTATGGAATCTTGTAGAGGCTGGTTGCTGCGAAGGTCTTGTACTCATCGAGCCCCTTCCTAAACAGCTCAACCTTGTCGTTCTGACCCGCTATCCACGACGCCACACGGTTCTCAATCGAGGACAGGTCGGCGTCCACAAAGGTAAACCCCTCGGGTGCCTTGATCGCGTTACGTACCACGGAAGAACATACGTCCATCGTCCTGTTACCGAAACGCTCTTTTAGCGACACGTAGTCGCCCTGAACCAGTCCTAGCTCAACGGTGTCGGCTATGTCTTCGTCCTTCATCCAGATAGCAGGGCGCGCGATGTTCTGCAGGTTGATCCCTCGACTGGCCCATCGCCCTGTAGAGGCTCCATGGTACACCAGACCGTTTCTAATGCGTCCCCCTACCTGTACCTCGGCCATCTTCGTAAACTTCGTCACGGACGTTTTAGCGCCTTCTGAACGCAGTTTCAGCACGGTGTCGATGTCCTTGTTGGCGTGCGTCTTCTTTGCCTCCTTCTCAATGGTCTCTGCCTGCATATTAGGCAGATCTAGCCCGTTGGCTTGGAACCACTTTAGCAGCTGGTCGCGCTTGGTGACCTCGATGCCGCCGGTGATCTGCTTGATGTGCTCGTTGATGTGGTTTAGCTCCAAGTCAACGATACGGCAAATGTTATCAAGCTCACGGGGATCCACTGGCACACCCCTCTGGTTGATCACCTGAGTCAATACCCATACCGCTTGCTCATGCTGAGTTAATTTACGCAGTCCCTGCACAATGGATATCTCTGTCTGCACGTCACGCTTGCAGTAGTCAAACATCTCAGCCAATAGCTCTGGGTCCTCGTTAAAGGTGCCGTCACGCTTGGGCTTAGAGAGTAACTGGATTAGCTTCTTGCCGCGCTTGTCTTTCTGGAACTCTGATCCAGTGACTTCGCCTGCCGTATCCAGGTCTTGGGGCAGGTTGTTGGCCGCGGCTATGGCCATCGAGTCAACCAACTGGGGCAGCCTCAACTGGGGCCAACCAAGGCAGCTGCCTACGTGATTCCATATGTGATACTCAAACGCCGCATTCCATGCGGAGATTACGCCTTTATTCGCCGCATGATCTAATACCCAATTTGGGACGTTTTTGGGCGCCCAGACTCCGACATGCCCAGAATCGAAGCCTGCTGCGATACAAATTATTTCTGTGGAGTGGTCTCGTGCGTAAACATCAAGGCCGCGATCTTTCAGATCAATACGGCTACGTGTTTCAAAGTCGATGGAAAGTATTGTAGACATGAATCGCTCCTAAGGCGGACAGACGTATCTGTGAGAAAAAAAAGGCAGGGAGGCGAACCCCCCTGCTAAATGACCCTACTGGGTCACACCATGAAAAACTGTAAACTCAATCTCGCGATCAAGGTACCACCTTGCCTTCCTTAGATCCTCAAGTCGCTTGCCCTTGTGATCTGCTCGTGCAATGTATTTTACTACATTACCCAAACGATAGTTCAACTGCTTTGCTTCTATAAAGTCGATGGTCTCAATACCACCGGCTGTATAGTGGTCGGGGTGGTTAATTATATCCATAACGAATACCCCGCCAACGCATAATGAATCAATCGAAGCAACAACCCTAGCATGACAATACTAAAACCAATGTAGACCAGTATTGCCCAACCACCTACTAATAAATAACCCAAAAACTTACCAGTTTTTTTAAGGTATTCCATAAAACTCCTTTAGATATCGCAAATACCCGCTACACACGCCAACAACTGCGCGCCCTCTACGTTGTCTGTTGTCTCTTTAAACTCCTCCCACTGAATGGTAGGCATCTTAGCCAACAGCGTTTCATACTCTTCCTTGGTGCAGGTCTCGTATGGTGCTTGACGATACGTACCACCATCATACGGCAAGAACGACACACCAGACATCTCATCAAAGTGCTTCCATACGAACGCACCCACCTCTGGCCACTCGCTCTCTGACACCGATATGGTAACAGACGGCTTGTGTTCGCACCAGTGGCGCTGATACTGCAACCACAACTCTAAGTGCTCAATCGCGTTCACCTCGTCGCGCGTGATAGCACCTGCTGGTGCCGCTTGTGGGAAGCTGAACACCGTCGTGGTGTTGGGCTTCATGACGCACGGCTCTGCAGGTATACCCTGGCTGATCAAGAACTGTGTCAGTGGATCCTTGTTGTCACCACGCACACGTCGAATGTAATAAGGCGCATGACGTGGGTGGATACCACTCGCGGTGTCTGTCAACTGGCTGACGGTGCCACTTGGCTTGACTGCGGTGATGGCCGTCGAGTAGGGGATGCCTAATTTTTCAGCAAACTCTTTATTCGTCTCATCAGCCACCACACGCAAGATCGACAACCACTGTTCAGCGTGAGTCACACTACCCATGGTCTCGTTGTCATAGATACCAGTCAACGACACACCCAATAAACGCTCTTCCTCAGTGTTTCGCTGCCAGATCTTGCGCAGGTATGGGAAGTGCGTGAACGTCGCTTGTAGGGTGCCTAAAATGGATGCAAGGTGCACCTTACGCTTTAGGGTCTCCAGTGTGTCGTCAGCACGCACCATGACCTCGGTCAGGTTACAGAACTGGTACGGGCGCAGGATGATCTCTGAGCATGGGTTAGTGCCGAACTCATGATCTGCATCACGCTTGCCATACTTGGCCACGACCTTCTGTGCAGCCTCACGGTTGAAGATACCACGCTCGCCTGAGTGGCTGTTGTATAGTGACGTCCACTCCTCCATGAAGGTGCCGACCGTTGGCTTGGTCTCGTACACCGCGCTGTTGTTTGCCAGTGCACGGTGGCCGCTAGTTTCCCACCAGTTGCCTGACTTAGCGTGACGGATGCGCTCGTCGTTCAAGTCGGACAGACTGATCATGGCCGAACGACGCACGCCACCCACAACCACCACCTCACCGATCTTGCACATCAGATCATGACACTCCAAGGTGTTCAGCTTACGACCACGCGCACCTTGGAACGTGCGAATGGTGAAGTGGAACAGGTCTTCCAATGGCTCAGGACCAGACGCACGACCACCGAACGTCTTCAGTGGTGTGCCTGCAGGGCGCACCTTGCTCACGTCCCACTTCGGGATCTCACCGGCGTACAGGTTGGCTAATAGCAGGCGGTAGGACTTAGCCCAACCCTCTTTGCTGTCATGCACCGAGATAATGTGCTCAGAGTTAAACAGCTTCTCAGGCACCTCTGGCAGCTTGTTCGTGTACTTGGACTCAACAGAGAAGCCAACACCAGTGCCGCACAATAAAATAAACATCGCCTCATCAAATGACTTGACGTCATCAACTGGCAGATACGAACAGTTGTAGATGCATGTGTTGTCGCGATCTGCTGCCTTGCCTGCGGTCATCATCGCGCGCATTGAGGGCATGATCTCTTGTTTTAAAATGGCTTGATTGATATCCGCCTTCAGTGCCGGATCATTCAATTCTGTTTTGCTGAAAATATAATCAACATATCGACGGACTGTTTCGTCCCAGTCTTCTCTGCGATTTTGTGCAGGAAGGAATTTTGCATAGCGGCTTTTGTGTATGTATGATTGGTATTGGTTCATTTTTATAAATTTTAGGGGTTAAAAAAAAGGCCCATGTCGCCATGGGCCTCCAGTTTACTACATTTATTGCTGTTACTGCTCTTCTACTTCTTTTTCTACCTCTCCTGCTAATGCTAGAGCTTGTGGCTCTGCTTGTACAACAATTTGTGAAATCACATTGTTGGACTGCGCAAAAGGTAGTTGACCAAGCAATGAAAGAATGTGGTTCAATTCTTCAAGGCTAAACTCTAATTTAATCACTCGTAGTCCTCTTCATCTTCGTCTTCGTCTTCATCTACTTCGTACCACTCATCATCTTCTTCATCGTAGTAGTAGTAGACGTCCTCATCTTCATCGTACCAGTATGCTACACCGTCTTCGTCGTACTCGATGTCGTCGTCTTCTTCATCATCGTACTCTTCTTCGTCGTCAAAATCGTTCTCTGACTCTTCGATCTCTTCGATCTCTTCCAACAAACCAATTACGTGTAACAACTTAACAGGGTCGTCAGTTGATACCAATACTTCCATACCGTCAATATACAATTGTGCTTCGATAATCATGGTGTTCTCCTTATAGTTTTATTGGGTTTGTTGGTGGCCTTGCTAGGCTCAGGGCGCACTGGAATCCTAAACAGGTGTGCCTACTCGTTCCACTTAATCCAGATACTTTTCACCAACACGGCTGAGGACTGAGAAGATCGTTCTGACCCACTAGTAAGGCACACAATCCTCATGCGTGTTGGGGCTGGGGTTACCCCCAGCCTTTCTACTTATACTGCGAAGTCTGTTGCTGCGGACGAACCACCGCCCAAACGCTCACCATCCTCCAACTTCTGAAGGTTACCCAAACCGCAGGCTATGCCCTTACTGCCGTTGGAGTTGTATGGATAAAACGTCAGACTGGCACGGCCATAACAACCGCTGTAAAACTCGTCTGGGTCGATGATGGGATTCAAATCCGCATCTACCACGCCAGGTTTTTGAACCGAGTTGGCGTTGATGAAGACCGCACCTTGGTACGCCTCGTCATCCTTCTCTGCATCGCCATCTCGCAGGCCGCCTTTGAGGCCTTTAGGGACCGCACCGCCAAAGAATGGTCCAGATGCTGCCTTGACCTCCTCGAACGCCGCGTTGAGCTTGGCAATGGTCTCCTTGTCACTCTTGTCAATGATAATTGACACAGAATACTTGGGGGTCTTACCCTCTTCACTGGCTACGGCTTGGAAGACGTTAGCGTAAGAAAAACGGACCTTGCCGGTTACTACCTTCTTGTTTACTTTTGCCATCTTTTTTCCTTGTTTGACTTGAACGACTGGACTTGATGCGGGTGCCAGTCTAAACCCGTACACATAATAACCCAAATTTCACTATCCGAAATCACCGAAGTCACTGGGCGCCGTAAACTCTACTAGTTTAGCGGAACCTTCAGGTTTCACTATCAGGTCGCCAAGTAAACCTATGAGTTTCTCTTTCCCGACCACCTTCTCCAACTGCGCGACCGACTTCAATCTCGGGGGCTCAACAATATCCTCCACCTGAAAACCTTGTCTAAATAGCAACATTTTAACGCGGTCCTCGTCGTCAATCTTGCGCTTGGTTGAGGTGTATCCCAGTGTGAAACCCGCGGGTACATCGCCATCCACCGCACGCTTTAGTAGGTGCTCCTCGACGTCACTGATCCACTTCTTAATCAGACCCGCACGCTTTAGTACGGTCACTAGCTCCTCCTCAGACAAGAGTGCCGGTGGTTTGAAGTCGTCTGCTACGGCTGCCTGCATGAAGTCACTACGGGCACGACACTGGGACTTCGCACGACAGAACGTGCAGTGATCCCCAGGCATGAAGTCACCCGAGCCTGCCCACGCCTTCTTGGCCTTTGGTTTGACTACATGCTCCGCCCAGTCTAGTAGCTGAAACAGCTCCATCTTTTCCGTGCTGATGTGCTCCAACCTAGGCTGCGAGATGGTGTACTCAATGTGCGTAATATTGGGGTGCGCGTCCTTGTACATGTTCCACGTACCCAGCGCGTACAATCGAAGCTGTGGATTCTCTTCGGCGTCAATCTTGTTACCCACACCGAATTTTAAATCTATGACACGTATCGTTGTGTTGTTAATGATAACCACGTCAGCCGTACCAAACCCCTCTGGCACCCAGTCACTGAAGTCTACGCGCTGCTCAAAGTATGGCGTGTCATTCTCGCCAATCTGAGAGCGAACGTATAGCACGTAGTCGTCTACGAACTTCTCAAACTCCTCGTCGTAGAACGGCGTCTCTTTTACCTCGTTGACTTCCTTGAGATACTCCGCCGCACTGATCTGGCCGTAGTGGCGCTTTAGTTTAGCCTCCGCTAACTTGTGTGCCGTTGTGCCATTGAGACTGTGGTCGAATGACCCAGCTTTACGTTTTGGTTCAGGAAGGACAGACTCTAAGCGCGCACTGGGCGAGCAGCTCATCCACCTGTAAGCGCCAGAGGCGCTTAACATTGCGTGTGCCATAATACCTTTCTACAAAGGTTACAAGTTGTGTTTAGACTGACTTTTTAAGTTGCGCTATCAGGTCGTTAACCGCTGAACCAAAGTCTACCTCGACCTTGGCGTTTAGATCAACCTTCGTGCCGCGCTCTTCTCGATACGTTTCACCGAACTGGCCACGTAAAGCAATCTCAACCAAACGACTGTTAAATGCCTTGTTCTCCACGTTGGCCAAAATCAAACGCTCCCAGTAGGCCTGCGCCTCAGTAATCGCCTGATCCAGTGCCTCAGCAAAATCTGCGTGCTCTTTCTTAAACCGTTGCGCCACCGAGGAGGATATCCCCACCGACGAAAACATCATCTTCTGAGAGGCGCCCTCTTTCCCCAGCGCGATAATCTTTTCACAGATCGCCGGATCATACTCGTACTTGTACTTGGTACGGGTTTTCTTTTCTGTTGCCATGGTAGTTTCCTTATAATAGACCGCTCATCGCGGCCTTCTATACAGAATTACCCATTTTCTGGTGGGTTCTTGGCCAGAGTCTCGTCACGAATTTGTGCTCGTTGTTTGGCCTCCTTGATCGCGTCGTTGATCACCAAGCGCGTCACCGCACCGGCCATCTCCGCAATACGTTGGTCTTTGCTTTTGACTCCCAGTGAGTCAAGTAAGTTGGTTGCTGTGTTCTTTTTCATTTTTCATTCCTTTTACGAATAATATCGATACACCCCTCTACTGCGGTGTACCACCCAATGTGCTGCCCGTCACCGTCCTCTTCCATGAACTCTTGGAGTGCCTCAATAATTTCTTGCCGCTCACGTTTAAGTAACTCGTCTTCGGTCACTGCACGCCTCCCCACTTCTTGTAGTCAAACATATTCTTTTCTGCTGAGTCGTCGATCACCTTCTTGTTACCCGCCGCGATGACATCGTGCACCGTTGCCAGTGACGTGATGATATTTAAAAGTGTTAGTCGTTGCGCTTCATCCACTAGTGCCTCGACACTGGTAGCGTCTGCGCTGAACACGCCTGGGGCTATCTCTTCAAACCCCGCTTCTTTTGCTAACCCACTGTATTTAAATTTACTCACAGCTTTAATTCCTTTCGTATGCGTTTGATTGCCTGCGCCCAGTGGTATCGCCAATACTTTTCAGTGACGGCTAAGTCTTTGTGTGTGTACCCCAGTAGGTGTGCCTCCACGATCTCTTGCTGCTGAGGTGTTAGCTTACTGGAGATAACATTGTAGACGTCTTGAACGGTATCAGGCCCCCACGGTGCCCAGTGTATCGCCGCCAGTGGTTCTACACTGGGGTCGTCACTCTCCATAGGATCAACTTCTTCATCAGACAACCGCCGAATCGTTGCGTTAAATTTTCTCATTGCAATTTAAGCGCATTCATCAGCGCCTCCTGTGTGTCAATCTTTCCCTGCAGTACGTCCATCACCTGCGCGTCAATACTCTTGGCCATCGTTAAATGATGCACGATCACGGGTTTGGTTTGCCCCTGTCTAAACACCCTGGCGTTTGCCTGCAGGTAGTCTTCACCTGACCACGGCAAATCAAACCACACGATCTGCGCCGTATCACCCACGTTACACTGCAGGTTCAATCCGATGCCTACACTCTTGGGGTGGCAGAGTAGTGTGCTGATCTTGCCCTCTCTCCATCCCCTGATAGTCGCCTCATCATCTGGATCGAGCACCACCGCATCAGGTAGCGCCTTCCTCAATCGATTGAGTGCGTGCTTGTAGTTGTAGAATATCAGCGTAGGTGTCTCATCTATCATGTCGAGCAAATAGTCCACCTTGTCTGTGTGGACCTCGGTGACTTTCTTTTCTTCATTATAAATTTCGCCTGACGTAATCTGCAGTAGCTTGTTGGTCAACACACCCGCTGTGACTGCCGTCACTGTGTCGCCCTTCACCTCAGCCACCATGTCCTTCTTCATGCGCTTGTAGATATCTAAGGCCTTCTTACTCCATTCGATTTGGTGCGTGATGTCCTGACGTTCTGGCATCGTCAAGTAGTCATCAGCGCGCAAAGAAAAACAGACGTCAGATATCTTTGCATCAATTAATTCTTTTGCTCCATGTTTTAATTTCCAACTCCACACGACACCAGTGCGTCGATCCTTTTGATCTGGCTCAAAGTATTGATCTTTAAACTTCGTCATTGACGAACCAAGCCGATGGCCAAGATCGAGAATAGAAACTTGGGTCCACAGGTCCAGATATGACTTGGGCGTGGGTGTTCCTGTCAAAATATACCGATGCTGAAAGTTTTTGAGCATACCCTTTAACGCCTTCCATCTTTTCGACGTTGGGTTCTTGAAGCGGCTGCTCTCGTCGATCACCAGAGTCGTCCACTGTGGTAGATTCGTCTGTCCCATTAGCCATACAACATTTTCCACATTCACGATGTAAACATCTGCAGGTGAGTGCAGTGCATCCATTCTTTCCTGCGGTGTGCCCACAATCAATGCAAACTTTAATTGGGTCGTGTGTTCCCATTGTTTAGCCTCCTGTCGCCATACGTTCTTCGCTACCGCCTTCGGGGCTATGATCAGCGTCTTGCCCTTGATGATGGTCAGCGTCGTGATTGTCTTTCCTAAACCCATGTCCATCAGCAGGCCCATGTGCGGGATCTGCTTACTCTTTTCGATCAGTCTCCTCTGGTACTCGTGGAGATTCTCTAAACGCAACATCAGTAGCCTCCTCTTTCTCGCGCTGCTTGGCTATTATCAACCTTTGTATATGCAGGTCTCGTGATGTAGGTGAAGGCGGGATCATTGAAATGTGGGGGATGGGCTCCACCATTTTCTACTTCCTTTCGTTTTTTATGAAGCCAGTCTGCAACTGCATACAGCTCCTTCTCAGTTGCCGTTGACTTGATTGTGTTTGCCTTATGGGATATCCACGCAACATTGCCTCTGACGTACCCCATGTCTGGAATGATGCGGTCTAATGAAGGTGAGTCATCTGCCGGTGACCCATTACCACCATACCCCCACTTCAGTGGCACTTTAAATATCGGACATAAATTTGGGGCGATGGCTGAAAGATATTTTGTATCAACTTCGAACTTAATATCTTTTGCTTTCGCTCGTCTTTTTATGTCATATCGTAGTCGTGCTATGTGTGTCTGCTTGGCTTGATCAAATGCTTTTTCAGGATTAGTCACAGCGTCTCCACAAATTGTTTAACGTCTTCCTCGCTTGCCAGTACGTGGACCTTTATGCCTATCCCCTCCAACTGACCAAGAAAAAATATCTGTCGTGCTGATAGCTTTCCTTGTGGGTCTTTTAGTTCCACTAACTTTATCTGGCTGTTGCACAGAACTATCCGATCCGGCACCCCCGTCATGCTGGGGCTCACCCACTTCAGGCACAGTCCCTTCTTTTCCTTCACCAACTTGACCAGAAGTTTTTCGATTGCTTTTTCGTTTTGCATACTTGTGTATCTCCATGACGCACGCCTGATAGATCTGCTCTACCAAGTGCTGCATTAGGTAGGCGCGTGTCTCTTCGCCTACCCCTTCATCCTCGCCGATGTGCTCAAAAATTCTTTCAACGACGTGGATGGTCTCATGCGCCACGATACCCGCCATTCCAGATACATCATGCGCAATTGATTCGACACCAAAGATAACGACGACAAACGACTCACCTTGATTACTGAATGCGTATGTCTCCGCTATCCCATGCTGCAGTGGTGCCACCTCAGGGTTAACATACTCCGGCACCCCGTACTTTTTAAGTATCTTAAAAAAGTCTTTGCTTGAAAAGCATACCTCGACAGGCGTTGGAAAAAATCCCGCGTCTATGTTGTAGATACTCATGCGAATATTTCCTCTTTCTCAAATTGAGATATACCATCGATGTACTTCTTGGCCTTCGCATTCAGCTTCACACCGCGATAGATGTTACACAACTCACCATCGACGCGCGCACGCTCTGCAACCACTCGATGATCCTGAGTCGCTGCAAGAAAACGACGCTTGAATGTTAAGTCATTACCTGGTGGTATGTTCTTCGCGGTGCTCCAACGCCTCCAACATGTAAAGACGTCATCCTTCTGTGCGAATCCCTCAAGGTCATACTCCAGTGCGTCAGTCACGAACGAACCAATCGGGTTGCCTAACTCTTCCATCAACTCCAACAACTCACGACCTGTTGATGGTTGCTGGAATCGCTGACCCTCACGCGCCATGCGTCGCTGCTGACCCTCGATGGACCAGTTAAAAATACCTGGTAGCTCCTTCGCGAGTCTGTCTGCAAGCTGCGTGTCTTCCTTGCCGTAAAAGCTGTTGCTCATCTTAAAGACTATCATTCGCCCTGTCAGTGCGTTTGAGTTTTCTGTAAGCTGCAAGGCCTCGTTGGAGTAGATCACGATACGCGTTGGCAAGTAGCCGGACCACGACTCTTTGTTTTTCCGATTTACCGTGACAGTATCTCCACCAACAATACGCAGTAACTGGCTCACGACAGCACCCCTGTTGCGATCCGGCGCACGGGCATCCGTGAAAGATGCGAGTAGCTTTCCGATCCAAGGCTGTAGCCCAAAGGTATCGCAGAGTTCTTCTAACTGCGGCGCGACAGTGTTGTGTTGTCCAAGTAGCGATACAAGCACCTTATTGATTGTGCCCTTGCCTGAACGACGTGGGCCGATGATATTAAAAAACTTCTGTTGACTGGAGTCACCCGAGAGTATGTAGCCAAACATCTCCTGCAGGCAGTCTACGCTCTCCTGATCCTCTGGCCACAGGTCATTCAAGAACTTCATCCACGTCGGGCACTCAGCCGTTGGGTCATACGCAAACGGTAATGAGTTTAACGTGAAGAAGCCCAGTGAGTGCGGTATCAAAAGATTCTGCTCAGTATGGAATAACCCATTTTTGAGCGATACCAGTTTCGCGGGGTCAGGCCTGTCGTTGCCGTACCCATCCAACCACACCGGTGGTCGGGTGTTGGACGTGTTGGGCAGGTGGGTCGTAGCCTTCACCGCGTCCAAAATACCAGACACGGTAGAGGGGCCTGGGTTGAACGGGGTCAGGTTGTTCTTGCGGTCAAACTTCTTGCACTTGTCCAAGAAGTCGTATAGGTGCGACCTGACCGTGGCCTCCTCGATGTCCTCGTAGTGCGTGCCCTTGAACTGGAACATGTCACCGGCGTAGCTCGTCAGTGTCGTGCCCTCTTCGCAGGTGTAGCGGCTGTCCAAGAACTCCTTGGCGTGGTTCAAAGGCCCACCATGCAGCACCTTTTCCCCGTTCGCTATGACCTCCGCCTCCTTACCCTGACGCACCTTGAAGACCAGTGACCGGAGTGTAGTCCCGCCGGTGCCCCCGAACGTAGACCACTTCTTCTCACACTCACCCTCGACGTAGGTGGGGCAGTTGCCGTCAGCATACGACCACCGATCCCATAGCTCCAAGGCCTCGTAGTCACCCGCGAACTGGTGCTGTAGGGCCATGCCGACCGCCAACCAACCCGCGTACCCACAGTCGGGGTCGATGCTTGCCAGTAGCTCGGTCTCAACGCGTGCCAGATCCCAACCCTCCAGTGGTGGGCTGTAGTCCGCAAACGAATCGCCGGTGTGCACACGTTGGCGCTCAGGCACCAGACTCTGTAGGTCCTGCTCCTCGTCTGGTATGGACCCACCTAGGGTGTGGCCTGTGACCGTGAAGTAGCGCCCCCGTGGGTAGATCTCAAGGCCCTTGTCGTGGTCAACGTGCGCCGTGTTCAGTTGCGCCCGTGTGAATATCTTGATGCCGGTGCCTGATGGACTGATCTCACAGTAGCCACTGATCTGGTCCTTGATAGCCTGCGCGTGGTCGGCTAGTGTGCCGGCATCCAAGCAGTCATCCAAGTCGATGCCCATGATGCCGTCAGACCCATCAAACACAAACCCAACCCCATCAAACTTACCAGACTCGTAAGCCTCCTGCGCATGTAAAAAGTCAGTCCACGTCTCAGGGTTTGTAGAACTGGCTGACGTACCGCTTGACTGCAGCGGCAGCTTCGCCCAACGCCTGCTTGATCCTTCCCCAACCTGTACGTACCTCCACAGTACCCACCGTGAGATTTTCTTCAGCGCTATCGGTATGTTCTCGAACTTCACTTCTAACGTCGTCGGTTTTTCCATCTATGGCCTCTATACTTATAATAATTCCGAAAGGAGTCACAATGTTAGGTCCGCCGTGGTTCAGCTTGTAGCTGAGTATGCGTGGTGAGCGCCCACAGGCTGTTGCTGCCTCTTTAATGCTTGAGTAGACAGCCGTGTGATACAACTTGCCGTCATACGCCGCATCATCGCAGCCAAAAGTAATTTTGATCTTCATTCGTTGTCCTTCGCTTTGAGCACCCTCAGCGCAAACTTCTCACGCTTGGCCTGCGCCTGTTCAGTGACGTCACGCATCACCTTCAGTCGCTCGTCCATCTCAACAACCACCGACCACCCGTACTTCTTGGCGGCCTCTTCATCAGTCAGATCCTCCGCGACAATCCTATCAATCAGGCTGTTACTGGGGCCGTTGTTGTATTCATGAAAGCGCACGACACCCTGATCCTCCGCGATGTACATGGCCGCATACGGTATGGCTAACAGTAGCGGCAGTGATAACCACCACTCCATGTAGGTAGTGAATAGCAGGCCAAAAAATGCACCCGCCGCGTAAAACAAATAGAAAACTGATTTCATTAGCAATCCTTTAATTTGGCAACTGAATAACCCATATTTCACGATGTGGAATCTGTCACGTTCCAGTCGTCCTCACCCTCAAAGTCTCCACGCGACATGCGCGCCCTGTTGTCCTTGATGTAATCCGGTTCATACTCATGCACCCAGACCTGTTGTAGCTCTTGATAACGCAAATAGGGCTCGTTAGGGATAAAGAGAGGCGTTGGCATCCCGTCATCCTTAACTAAGCCCAGTACGTCAGTCGGCCTGCCGTTCGCCTTCTTCCAATCCGCTCGTGCCTTACGCAGGCGCAGGTGTGCCTCATAAACATCCTGCGTCCACTGTTTCGCAAACGCCGGTGGCAGCCTCCCCAATTTAATATGAAACTCTTTTTGTTCTTGTTCTGTCATTTACGTTTTCTCCATAACTTACTCTTCGTGTCCTCAGGCGGGGTGTGCATCTTACCCTCTTCAATCGCACGCTTTAACATTTCAATCACCGCGAAATTAAGCAGGTACTTCACACCCTCCGCATTCAATCGCAGATTACAATCCGCACTACCATCGGGGTTGTCTTTGAACTCGGTCAACTGGATCATTACGTCCTCGTTGGTGTCCCAGTCCCTCAGGTCTGCCTCGCCCACTGTGCTCATAGGTCAACTTCCTTCCCGTAATGACTCAGCACCCTCTTGAATGCTTTCCTTAGTTTTAGTATTTGCTTTTTTTCTTCCTTTTTGTCCCAGCTGAACTTCGCTTGGTCCTTCTCGTACACTAGCCACTGCATCGCGTCCATCAGTGCTTGGACTACTATCTTGTCGGCCATCTCGTAATCCATCTCTATCATTAACTTCTGCATTGTTATGCTCCTCCGCTAGTGCGTTCAGTATCGCCTGTGTGTATCCCATCAGGTCTAGGTTGTCTACTTTAGGTGCGGCACCCCACACGTAAACCATCGTGCCACCGTGCTTCTCTGCTACCTTGATTATCTGTTCTTGGTTCATCTGCGTGTGTCCCTTATCTCATTGATGACGTCTTGTAGTCGCCTGATCTCCATACGCAGGCGCTCAATCTCCCACCCCTGACTAGTTACCTTCTTCTTCAGCTCCTCGTAGGGTGATATCGGCGGCAGGTCATCAGCTATCGGATCTAACATTATTTTCCTCCACTGGTATGTATAATGAGTTTTCAGTTTCAAGTATTCCTAAATCAAAATTGACCCATTTTAATCTACTAGTGATCACCTGACCTGGGGGTAGCTTCGGGTGATCAGTAGCGTTCACAATCGCATAGTACCCCTCACTTGTTTGGCGTATGGTGCAGCCCCCAGTGTAGTGCACCACAAACTTATATCCATCGAGTGAAGGATCCTCCTCAAATTCATTTAATAGTTCTGCTATTTCCTCTTTATGCACCTTCTTCTCCTTGTGGCGCCCTTGGTTGCGCTTTGGGTTGGCTATCATGTCCCTTGCTACGGGGTTGCGCGGTTTCATCGTATCACCTCCACCTCGTGTGGCGTCTCTAGCCACACGCGCGCGCCACATGACAGCGGTTTGTCGGGTGAGTAGACCACCTTGGACTCGCCCTTGATGGCCACCTCATGCGCATACGTGTTGCTCTTATACGTCTTCACCGTTAACACAGGCAGCGTGTCGCCCGTCTTAGCATTATGTCGGACATTATGCTGATTTACATGCACTATCGTCTTCATTGTTTGTTCTCCGCTTCTAGTTCGCGCATGTCCATCGCCACATCAGCGACCCCGTGCCAGTCACACCGCGCGATCATCACATGCAAATACTCAATCAAAATAGCGCGTTGAACTTCATAGCTTGAATAGTCTTTCATACGTTGTCATCCTTTAGTTCGGCGCCTGATAGTGCGCGCATTTCTGTTAAAAGTTTACCCAGTGGTTCTAACTTCAGTGCCCTACAACAGTTAATCGTAATCGGGTTGAACATCCTGCCCGAGTCAGACTCCTCTACCACGTCCAAGTATTTATCAAAAAACTCTTTTACCGCGAGTCGTAGTTGATCGCCTTTCTTCTGACCTACGCGATGGCCGTTGATCCATGCGTCTGCTTCACCTGCCGTGTACTCTTGGTTCATTATGTATCCTTTCATCCATGCGGATTCTACTGGAATTGTGTTTGATATATCTATATTCCATTCGGTCGTGCTGTTTTTGATCACTGGGTCGCTCATTTGCACCACTCCAATAAAGCCAAAAATTCGCCTGTTAATAAACCAAAACAAAATCCAACGCAGATACCCATGAAATAAATTTTCATAACTCCTCCCCGTTCTTCTCGGCTTCTTCGTTTAAGCCTCGTATAGCGTCAGCTGCGTGGTCATACGCCGCCGTGACCAGTTGACTGTGCCACCTCGCTAGGCTGTTGCATAGCTTGGCGTTCTCCTCCTTCTCTGCCGCACGACCCGCTAACCAACCCTCCCACGCCCAGTACGCCGGAGTCATTCGCGTGAACGGATTGTCTTCGTCATTAATTTCTCCGTTCCACCACTCATTAAATTTTGGATCTCTTGGCCATTCAGCTTTAGTCATGACTGCCCCCTTGCGCGGATTTGATCTGCTAGTGTTGTCCTTGGCATGCCGTTACAACACCAATACTCTGCTATATCGGCACAATCTTTGCGCTCTGCTGCTGCGACTAGATTAATAAATTTCTCAAGTTCATCCATGTGTACGCCATCGCAGTATGGGGATACAATCTGATTAAGATTTTTGCTGTATTCAATTCCAGCCTCTTCCACTAATCGGATAATGTCACTTTGTGTCATTTTGGTTCCTCGCTATCATCATGGCGTCAGCCGCCTCATAAGCGGCTTTTGCATACACCAGTACGTCTCTGTTCGGTATTGTGTCTGTGCTTAACAAGGCCTGCACTATTGCCGTGGCAAAGTAATCTCGCAGGTCCATGCCCTGTTGGTTTAGCCCCGTCATATTTGATAATGGAAATGCTTTCATAGCTCCCTCGCTTTCACTAGTGCCTCAAATGTGTGCCACATGCGCTTGAACTTGTAGTCGTACACTGACGCCAGTGCATCAAGGTCGTCAACTGTCGTGCCCATCTCGTACATCACGTGGATGTCGTCCACGATCTGCCAACACTCTAACATCTGCTGCTCTAAGTCGAATCGGTCTGTTGTCATTTTGATATCGCTTTATTCGCGCCCTCGTTGGTTGTTAAATAATTAATCATTCGCGTTCTTCTCCCGTAGCTTAGCTTCAATATCTTCATAAATTGCCCTTCCTGAAAAGGCACCATGAAAATGAAAATCTGATATTTCTTGTATTTCTTCTGCTGTCAAACTTACCCACTTGGTGCGGTACCACTCCTTCTCAGAGTATAGCAGTCTAATGGTGTGCGCGGCCATCTCCCTTGCTAATTTGGAAACGGCTCCAATGTCTTCAAGCTCGTCTGCTCGTCTCAGTGCTTCAGGCTGTTTGTCAGTCATGGTGGTCTACCTCCTCGGCTAATCTGTCGTTGTTCAATGCATCTAGGCTGATTGGTTGGCGGTGGGATACCAGTAGCAAGTCGCGGACTTGCGTGTCAGACAGTCCAGAAGCCTCTACAAGCTCTTTTTGGGTGGGCTCCCTACCGAGGCCTTGGGTGAGCTTCGTTTTCGCCTTGTAGAGCCTCCTGATGCCTTCTTGGACGTTTACTGGGATGGCGATCAGGTGCTCTTGGTTCTCGATTGCGCGAAATACCTTGCTGTAGATCACGCCCCTTGCATATGTGGCAAGTCGATGTGTCGGCTTCCACGTCCTGATGGCGCCCATCAACGCGATGTTGGCCTCTTGTATCAGGTCCTCCCTGGTCATGGAACCGGACAGGTTCCAGTGGGGGAGGCGCTTAACTATGTAGACGGCCAGTCCCAGGTTGGAGAGCACCAACTGCTCAAAGGCCTCCTCGTCACCGTGCTCGACCATCCTACGGTGTAGCTCCTTCTCTTCATCGAACGTCAATAGCGGTTGCTTTTTTGTCATGTTTTATTCCAGTAGGCCTTTGTATATTTAAAAGGCTATGTTAAAAGGGTGTACGGCTGTTCAGGTTGTCGGGGTATGTTCACTCTATTTTATATTTTTAATTTTAAAAAATAAAAAATAAAAAATAAATAGAATAGACCCCGACAACCTGAACAGCCAGACAAAATCAATGACTTAGCTAACACTTTGTCAGGAACTTTACAAAATGTTAATTGTCAATAAAGCAAAGTAGTATCAAAAGGGTAACGGCACTCATGCGATAGTTGCCAAAAAACAAAATGGTGCAGAGCGCAAGACCGATGGTTGGTAAATAGCTAATCATGTCGAAATCCTAATAGTTTTACCCGCAGGTATGGCACGTAGACAGCGGTCAATAACCTCACCCCGAGTAGGGGCAAGGTAGGTGCGACCAGTCCTCAGTAAGACTAACTGCCAGAGTGATAACTCTGGCTCGTACTTCAGGTGGGCGCTGATGATCATGCTGTGTACTCCTTACCATCGATACGCAGGCTGCGTATAGTGTCGCGGTTGATCGCACGGTAGCCGTCGTTCTGTACATCAAAAATCGTGATGTACTGGTTGGGGTCCAGTGTGGACGTGCCGCCCTTTAAGCGGCTAGTAACACCGAGACGACCCACCAACACACGCTCACTGCCGTCCTTCTTGATGAAGGTCACGGAAATGAATTTACCATTGGACTGCTCGATTAGATCTGTAAGCTTGCTCATGCTGTTCTCCTTAGTTGACTGGTTAACTGTTTTGGTGCTGCTATCTATATGGTCAAACGGCACCATTTAAAAACCCATTAGCAAATAGATAATGACAAATATGAAACCGGCGATGCAAAAGCCAGTGACCATTGAGTCGGGGTCCAACCCACTGGACTCATTACCCTGCTGCGTGTGTATGGGGTTGGCCCAACTGTGGTAGGTGCACTCTTCACTGGTGCGGGGGGTTCTAAAATATGACTGTTTCATGGTGTGCTCCTTAATTGTCGTAGTGGTCGATGTAGTTGGCGATTACACACAAGCAGCCTGCAATCAGGCCGTTTGATGCGTGATATTGTATGTCAGGCTCGCTCTCGTGCCAAGCCACAAAATTTTCAGGGAACAGCTCAGACTTGGCAAACTTGACCCTATGTTTCTGTAACAGGCGTAATCCTGGATCTGCCTCACTGGACCATGGTTGTGCCCATGTGCCTTCGATCACCGCGATGATGTAATCAAGCTTGCTCAATACTACTTTGTTATCGATTACCATCTTGCTTCTCCGATCTGCTCAAATAGTGGTTTGTTGTAGTCAGGCACCACCTTGGTGGGTGGGTGGTACTTGATCAGGCCCTGGTCGATCATGTCCGTAGCAGTGCGCCCGAACCAACCTTGTAGGCGCCACGCGAGGCCGCTGTCCACTAGGAACTGCCACGCCTCGATGACCTGCTCTTCTGATTCGGGGGCCTCGAAGCCCTCCGCGATACCGACTGCTAGGTAGGGTGTCATGCTGTCTCTCCTTTGTATGTGATGTAGCTCTCTGGTGAATTGCACTCGAAGCAGAGTGATATCGTGTTGTCTGAGTATGGATCGTTGACGTACTCAATCTCGTCCCACTCAATCACGTCCTTGCAGCACTCGCACTGCGCTTTGGTCTTGGTTTCCATGATATTACCTTTCTGCCTTAGCGGCTTTTTCTCGTAGGTTTTCTTCAATGTAATTGCGGCAGTTGTCTGACATGCCTGCCTCGATGTCTGGTACTGCGTTGCCGTCCATGTCGTACAAGGACCATACGACTTCGGTGTATCCGTAGTAGTCCACGTCGCTGTCCCAACTGTTGCGGTTGGGCCTCTGGTGTGTGTAGTTGGTGCTGATTGCTTGGTACTCGGTACCGCACGGTGCTTCGTAATGCGCAACTATTGGTTCTTGTTTCATGGTGTGCTCCTGTTGTGTTTGTGTGCACTACATACATATGGTCAAACGGCACCATTTAGAGATTGTACCCAGTGATTATCTCCAGAACGTACTCGCGTTTTGATACTCGACGCGCGTATCCGCTGTGGCTTGGGCACCCACAGCAATCGTGCTCATGTTGGCAATATGAGTACGTGAAGTGCCGCCCGATTAAATTGCTGAGATCCTTGCTCTTGGCCGATACAGGCGCCACGACTCGCGTCATGTACGACTTACCATCGCACCCGTCATCGCGGGTCACGCGGCCCTTCAGTAGCTTTAGGGTGATTGTATTTTCGCAATCGTCGTCTGTGTATATTTCTAATGGTGTCATGGTGTGCTCCTAGTATACGAATTGATCTGCTTCATCGAAAAAGGCGTTTACGCTGCTATCCATCACGGTCTCGTCAGGTTCCAGGCCATACAGGCTAACCACCGCCTTGCCTACTACCTCGCCGTCCTTATCGCGAATGGTCAGGAACGCCTCTTCAACCGACTCTATGGCCTCGATGATATCCTTGTAGCTGCTGCTGCGTACAGCCTGCCACTCTTCACCGTCGAACACGCTGACGGTGCACTCTTTGTTTAATGCGAATTTGATAAGTTGCTTGCATGCGTTTTTCATGGTGTGTGCTCCTGATTAGATTTGTGTTTCGGTCTTGGTGCCGGTGAATCCTTCATCGCTGTTGTATATCCAACGATGCGCTTTACTGATTAGCTCGAACGGGTCATAACCCTCGAATCGGTAGAGCAGTTTGCCACGGTAGCAAATATCTAAGACCATGTGTGAGGTCCCGTAGGCTCTATAGATTTTAATGGTCGCTGTTTTTGTCTTTATCATGGTGTGTGCTCCTATTAGTTGACGATTAAATTCACAATCTGCTAAACCATGCTGTTGCATTTCTTGTAATAAGCTCATTTGTCTGTGCTCCTATTATTTGAATGATTTATAAAAACTTATGAACTCTGCTTTGTTGGCACGGGCGATCACGAAAAATTCTACGATCTCGCCCTCTTTGTCGCCGACCTCAGCGCAGTTGGTACTGGGGTAGCCGCTGCCACTCAGTGCATCTGAGATGGCCTCCACGGCGTCAGCGCCGCCCTCTATGGCCATCAGCACCGTGCCGCGAGGTATGTCTGCACCGTGCTTGCTAATTTCGTATGCTTTCATAATTATCTCCCCAGTGCTTTGTTGATATAGTCGTCAGCAAATATGCTGAAACCGCCGATGTTCCACTTTATTACGTCCTGTGGCTTGCAGCTCTGCTTCCAGTCATAGACGCTAACCACGGTGCCGTCAGCGAACTTCAGGCGCCACTCTGCCTGCGTCTTGTAGTCGTCGCCGCGCTCTGGCTCACCGAAGGCATCTACTAGGTCCCAGTAGCTTGCCTCAATGTAACCCTGCAGTGATGTGCCGTCGGTGTTTGCGTGTGTTGTGAATTGCATGGTGTGCTCCTGTTATGGTTGTGAAGTTGTGCTGCATATACATATGGTCAAACGGCACCATTTAGCTCTTCGATGAATTTTGTTGCGCTATCGATATCGCGGCGGATACCGCGAATGGTAATTTCCAATGCGATGCGGCTCACGCGCTTTTTACTGACCAGTGCGAGCAGGTCGTCAGTGTAGTGCGAATTCAGTGCACCGTAAGCGATATGGGCTCCGGTCTTGGCGTTGCCTGCCTCGACCAGTGCATCGATCTGCGCGTCAGTGATTTTTTTCTGGGCCCAGATGCCGTTCTGATTGAAGCAGTGGAACAGTGCTCTTTCCTTGTTACTCCACCCGCGTTGTACTTCGGTTGCTGTATTCAGTATTTTGTCAATTTTGCTCATGGTGTGCTCCGTGGTTGTTGGTCTCATCAGTGGCAGCCTGACTGCCAGACCGGCTCACGCCGGTTTCGACCTTATTTGAACAGGGCCAGTAGCTGCTCGGTGCCTGCCTCCCTAGTAGCAGGCAGGTCAGAGCGCCACAGGTCCGCCGAGTTGCGCAGGTTGCTAATAATGTATAGCAGTGCCGCTGCGTTCGTGCGGTCCTTGGAACCGGCAGGCGACAGCGTGATAGCGATGGTGTTAAGCTTCTCGGCTGTGTCTTCAATGCTGCACAGGTCTTTGTATGTGAATAGTGGGCTCATTGTAATTCTCCTATGGTGTGTGTATTGGTCTCATCAGCACTGGCCTAACCAGTGGACCGGCTCACGCCGGTTTCGACCTTACTTTTTTAAAGACTCTGCTGTTAACCCTTGAGCTAATTATTTATTCATGGTGTGCTCCTATGATCTGGTTCCTGCCGCCGCCCTCGCCTGTCAGCCAGTCGTAGAGGTCGAATGCGTCCTTGTAGTAGATCTCCTGCTTGACCACTGGCTCGTACTCGCCGAACGCTGTCTCGAGTTTCTGGAGCACTTCCTTTTTAGTCTTACCAATGATGCTGTAAGTCTCACTGTCATCGGTGCGAACTGCAATCCATACTGTTAGCTTTGCCATGGTGATTCTCCTGTTTTGGTTGTGTTTGTGTGCCTTACATATATATGGTCAAACGGCACCATTTAGAACTTGATGAAGTAGGCAGGATCGAATCCGCCCCACTGCGCTGCGCGCTGTCCTACCAGTGCACCGACGCGCTGCTCTGGTGTGTAGACTGCTACGCAGTCCTGCTCCAGTATGTCGCTGATAGCAAGCGCTTCAGCATACACACGCTTCGGTGCTGTCTGGAACGCTGCGACAAGTGTCTGCTCTGTAGCTGACTGCTCGATCCTATACTCCACGAAGGCGAAGCGGCTGCGCAGTAGTACCAGTGCATACTCAGCGCGCGCTGTTAGCTGCTCTGGTGTGCTGGTTGTGTTGGGTACTTCTAAACCGATGTTAATTTGGTATTGCATGGTGTGCTCCTAGGTTGTTTATCAGGTCTTACATATGTATGGTCAAACGGCACCATTTAGCCTAGACACGATTCCACTGCTTAAAAATTAGGCAGTGCCGATTTTTTAGTATCTGAGCCCCCCACCACACAGTCATATCGCGCACGCGTTGGTCTGCTAATGAGTCATAAGCCTGCGTTATGACTCATTAGTAATACAGTGACTCACCAGTCAGGCACGGTTCTTGCCTTAGCATATTGCGTGCCAGCCACCGCCCCAGTGAGTGCTCACTTCGCCAACTTGGTGCGCCCCAGTGAGTGCTCACTAACCTGGCCGGCCAAGCTGGCACAGATCTTGCTTCGAAGTGAGCGCTTACTTCGCCGGCTGCGTGGGCTCGGCACAGATCTTGCCTTAGCAAGAAGCGTGCCATGTTGGCAGGCATAAATCTTGCCTTAGCAAGTTCCGTGCCAGACCGGCGGCTTGTTAATTAGGCAACACCCCGATTTGGGTCCCATCGGCGGGGCGGCTAGGGGGGCCCCCACAGAAAGCAAGTTTTTTACAAACGCCCAGTTTACAAAAAAGCACTTGCCTAATTTTTTTTTTATAATTTTTACAACACACTAAGTTGTTAATATGTTAAGTTCCTGACAAAAGTTGCGCTAAGTCCTTGATTTTGTCTGGCTGTTCAAGTTGTCGGGGTCTATTCTATTTATTTTATTTTTTTAATTCAACGCGAAAAAAATATCTATAAAGAGCAAACATACCCCGACAACCTGAACACCCAGACTGTGCTTGGGTATATTTTGCTCTGGTTTGAAATAAATGCAATAGTTGGCGTCTAGCGTGAGTTACTGCTATTTGGGCGTAATCGGGTGAATAAATGGGTATATCAGATTACACATGGGAATAGACGCGCGACTCCCATTGCCTACGACAGCCGGATGGCTGCCAGCTGGACAACTCCAGGCAGGCGATGTGGTATTCAGTTACACAGGGTATCCAGTTAAGGTCGTTTCGATCCAGAGATATACGCCGGCGGCGTGTTATAAGATCTGGCTCAAAGACGGGCTGACACTGGTGGTAGACGCACGCACTGGAATTCCTGTGTTTGACCGCAAGGCTAGGAACCAGCTGCATTTGTGGACGCGCACCACTTACCGCCACGAAGACTCGTATGTCCAACCACTAAGTCCTGAGGCCATCCTCACATGGGAATTTGGTTGGTGCAGGATCCCAGTCTGCCAACCGCTACGACCCCCGCACAGAAGCCTACCCGTTGAGCCGTATGAGTTTGCGCGCTGGATGTTTGACCGCAGCGAGAAACGCCGGCGCAATCGAACTGACATCACCCGCGAACTGATCGAGCGGTATCCTACCATTCCAACCCACATACCCGAAGAGTATTTGTTTGCGTCGTTTGAACAACGACTGGCGTTCTTGCGCGGTATCCTGAGCGTTAGAACCAAGGCCTTTAGCAAAAGCAATTGTCTTTTCAAAATAGATGTGGCCGACAGGCGGCTGGCTCGGCAAATACAGGGGCTGGTCGAATCGTTTGGGATTAAGACGTACATTGTCAACGCAAGAACAAACTACCGGTTTAGGGTTTGTTTCAAAACCATACTGCGGCTGTGCGAGGACCAAGACATCCCTAAGAATGTTAACGAGCTGGAATATCGGCGGATTATGCAAATTGAAAAGATAGCACCAAGAGAGTGCGTGTACATTAAAACGGATGACCCCAACAACACAATTTTGGTAAGCGAAGGCTACCTAGGAGTTTCATTATGACCCCAAACCAAGAGAAGATACTTAAAGAGTTTGCCGAGAAAAATAAGGGCTGGCCTAAGGAGGCCCTTGACCAAGCCCTATGGAAAGTGCGATGGGCGTTGTCTGCACTACCCCACCAGCAAGAACCAGAGGACGGCGAGTACGACACCTTCTTGCTACTGGCGGGTCGTGGATCTGGCAAGACGCACACCGCGTCGAATTGGATTGGGTTGCGCGCGGCGGAGTTTCCTAGAACCCGTTGGTTGGTGACGGCGCCAACGTCAAACGACATCCGAGCCACCTGCTTTGAGGGCGACTCAGGGTTGTTGAATATCATTCCGGCGTCACTGATCAAGGACTACAACAAGTCGCTGTTTGAGTTGACGTTGAAAAATGGCTCGTTGATCCGCGGCATCCCTGCCTCAGAGCCAGAGCGTTTCCGTGGTACCCAGTGGCATGGTTGCTGGATGGACGAGTTGTGTGCGTTCGAATACATTGACGACGCGTATGATCAGATTCAGTTTACGTTGCGTTTGACAGACCCGCGTATTCCGCGTGTTCAGAGCATTATAACCACCACGCCAAAACCGCTGGAGCTCATCACTGACCTGAATGAGGGAAAAATTGGTGGCGACGTGTACGTATCGCGTGCTTCGTCATACGACAACAGGAAAAATCTTTCTGGAACCTTCTTTAAACAGCTCGAAGCCTATGAAGGCACAGATTTAGGCAGGCAAGAGATCTACGGCGAGATCTTGGATCCTGAGAATGCGGGTATTGTGAAGCGAAAATGGTTCCGCATGTGGCCGTCAAAGAAAGAAACGCCGACGTTGGAGTACGTTTTGGCCTCATATGACCCAGCAACGAGCGAAAAAACGCACAATGACCCCACCGCGTGCGTAGTTTTGGGTGTTTTTGATCGAGAAGACGCTGGAACGTGCTGTATTTTGCTAGATTCTTGGGATGATCACCTGTCTTACCCAGAATTACGCCGAAAAGTACGCGATGATTACCGCGAGGTGGTGTACGGTGCCGATAATACGTTCGCAAAAGGCAAAAAAGCCGACTTAATTTTGATGGAAGACAAGTCGGCGGGTATTTCGTTGATCCAAGAGCTGCAAGGCGCTGGTTTACCAGTCAGAAGCTACAACCCAGGGCGTGCTGACAAGGTGCAGCGTATGAATATTGTGGCTCCGTTGATTGCCAAGGGTAAGGTGTTTGTACCAGAAGACCCTAACGCACCTGGAGAGGTGGCACCGTGGGCCAAGCGGTTCATTCGTCAGGTGTGTTCGTTCCCAGAAGCCAAAGGACACGACGACTACGTGGACGCACTGTCTCAAGCGTTGCGTGTGTTGCGTGACTCAGGGTGGCTGCAACTGGATCCGTTACCGGATCGAGACCACGACCACTCAGACGACATTGCAAAGCGTAAGGTGTACAACCCCTACGCCGCGTAAGGGGCGAAAACACAGACAAAAGTGGGTACTTAGCTATAGAGAATAACAAAAACCCCACCTCGGAACCTTTACATGAATCCAATTAAAACCCCGCAACAGATGCTTATGGAACAGGCAGGCCTACCTCATTATGTTGGTGGTGGTAAAGTGGCCATGGAACTTGGAAAAGATTTGATGCAGCAGTTTTCAGGTCGCATCCAAGAAGCCATTCGTAAATACGTTCGCGCAACAGGCAAGATGCCAACAAAAGAAGAAGTTGCGCAACTTGAACAGCACATTCAATCATTAACCAAACCAGCACCATCAACAACCCCAGCACCAACACGGGCACGAATTGCTGCTGAGACGCCGTTTCCAAATAAATTGGTTGATGCAAATGGTCGTCCTTATTCAGCTGTCCCTGATCCCGTAACTGGTAAGTTGCGTGCACCAGAAGAGATGAACGACTTCCGTGTCAAAGATAAGTTTGGCATGGGTCCTGGCAACATGGCCGCACGTAAGAAGCTGTATGAGGCACCACACGTAAATGCGTTTGGTGAAGATCCATTTTTATCGGTGGCTAACACGGGTCGTACGCCAGAACGTACGTGGTTGAAGTCATTTACGCCATCGACAGAAGAACTAGCGCAACGTGAGTTGCAGGCTGCGGAAACGGGTGTTGATGATGCGATGGGTGGTCTGTCTCAAATACGAATGACTGAGGGCGACATCCCAACAATTCAACCGTCACAGATTGCTGAAACGGCGAGCTCTTTAGAGGCGCCTGCAATGGACAAGATTAGCACTGAGATTTTGTTGGGTGAGCATAAAGATTTAGTGCGTCAAGTTGAGCAAGACTTTAGAGCGCGCGGAATTATTCCGGATCAAGAAGATATCATCAACGCGGTGACTGCGATGATTAATCCGATGCGCCATAACTACACGGGCATAAACCCAATTGGCCTGCGTCCTACACCTCCTCGTGGTCGCTTGACAAGAGAGGCTGAAGTTGAAATGAACAACTGGCGCGACTTAGCGCGTGCATCAGGTTTAAATGAAAAAACAATATCTGAACGCCCAGTTAACTGGAGCATGAAAAACAAGCAGGACTATTTGCTCGATACAGAACCTGGTAAGCGTGGGTCGTTTGCAAAAGATTGGGAGCTAGGTGAGTATGCGTCGGGCGGCATGATACCCTCTAGCAACCCAAATGATTCAAACTTTTCTGATGGTGGCTATTCAGGGCAAATGACTAACCAGTCGCGCATTACTGGCGCCACACCGCAGATGAACCCGACAAACAATCCGTTTCCTCATGCGCCACAAAATTTGAGCAATCAAATGACGCAGGCCAATATGTTTCATTCTAGCGGCCCGACCCAAGGTATGTCACCCGCTGATATGCAAGCGCAAATGTTGGTGCGTGGTTATGCTGACGGCAAGATCGTAAAAAAGTATAACGCCCCCTTTGGCGAATTTGCCCGTGACGTTGGCCGTTCAGCACTACAAGGCCTAACTATGGGTTGGGGCGATGAGGGTGAGGCAGCGATTCGTGCGTTAATGGATCAAGGCATGGACGCGTTTACAGCAAAACGAAAACTCTCTGAACTTGTCACAGGAAAAAAACCAACTTCCGCGTATGAGCAACAGCTTGCGCGAATACAAGGTGAACAAAAGCAATTTCAAGAAGCAATGCCTGGCGTTGATTTAATAGCAAATATAGTTGGTGGTGCACCGCATCTTTTGGTGCCGGCGTTAAGAGCTGCGACTATCCCAGCGATGGCGGCACAAGGTGCTATTTTTGGTGCAGGTGCAGCACAACCGGGTGAACGACTAGAGGGTGCCGCAATTGGCGCACCTTTTGGTGTTGCGTTGGGTAAAGGCATGCAACATTTAGGGAAATTTGCTTTGCCTGTTCTTGGTGGAGCAATTGGTGCTAGTCAAGCAAAACCAGGTGAAGAATTGCAAGGTGCTGGCATAGGTGTGCTTGGCGGTGCCGCAATTGGCAAAGGTGCCAACGCTGCGTATCAAGCGGCAAGACGACGAATGATGAACCCCGAGGCCAGACTTGCAGAGGAGGTATCTGGCCGCCCTTTTGATTTTCGCTCAGGGATGAAGGCGACCTCTTCCCCTGAGCGTCAAGAGTGGATTGGTCGATCACACGAGGCTGGTGTCAAGGCGTTCATGGAAAATGATCCGGCATACAAGGCAGCGGTGTACGCGTCATGGTTGGAGAGACGTCCTGAAATTATTAAGCAGTCGGGTGCTCAGAATTATGACCAGCTGATGAAGGCAATTTATGATCAAATGGCTAAAGAGACGGGACAGCAGTTTAAAGCGATACCCAACAAGATACGCATGTACGGTGAAGATGAAGCCGCACAAATGGACTACTTGGCAAGAGCCGCACGTTTAGGTCAAAAACCTGCAGAATTTATACGTGAACGATTGTCTGAGGGTAAACCATTTAGTATTTTTAAAGATACAGATAATCCGCACGAGTATCTTGCAAAAGTAGACCCCGTTACTGGGATGAATCAAAACGAACAATTTAGGGCCGTTCATGATTACTTTGGACACTTGGGCACAAAGAGGCCTAACACATTTGGCCCGAAGGGCGAAGAGAATGCTTGGCTTGCGCATCGTCAGATGTACTCGCCACTGGCTGAACCTGCTGTAACATCTGAGACGCGCGGAGCTAATAGCTTTGTAAATTACGTTGACCCAAAGAATTTGGCTTTACGTAAACAAGGAATGCCCACAACCGAATACGCAAAAAACAAACCCGTGTTGCTTCCCCCAGAGGCATCTGACCCCGCATACATGGGCGGTATGCCCGAATACCTAAAACGGATTATTAAATAATGGCACAAACTCCAGTCCTACCTATTCAAGCGGGTGGTAACCTGTCTGCTCTTTCGTTTGTCAAAGATCCAGATTCGGATGAACCAAACAAAGAAAAAGAGATTGAGAATATAGCAGACGCGCTTGATCTTGACATGGATGACGTAGAGCAAGAGATCATCGAAATGGAAGATGGCTCTGTTGTTGTCAACATGCAGCAAACCCAAAAGCCATCAGAGAACCCAGACTTTTATGCCAACTTGGCTGAGATTATTGATGAGGCTACACTTGATTCGTTGGCTGATGAATACTTAGACCTTATTGAAGTTGACCGCGAGTCTCGTAAAAAGCGTGACGAACAATACGAAGAAGGTTTGCGTCGTACTGGCATGGGTAATGATGCCCCAGGTGGCGCAAACTTCCAAGGTGCGTCAAAGGTTGTACACCCAATCATGGCAGAAGCCTGCGTTGACTTTGCTGCAAACGCATCGCGCGAGTTGCTTCCATCGGATGGATTGGTGAAGGGCAACATCGAAGGCGTATCGGATATGAAGAAACTTGACTCTGCTATGCGCAAGGTCAACTTCATGAACTGGCAGTTAACAAATCAAATTGAAGAGTACCGCGATGAGATGGAACAGCTGTTTACTCAGTTGCCGTTGGGTGGCTCTCAGTATTTGAAATGGCGCTTTGATCGAGACATGTGTCGTCCAGTTCCTGAATGGATCCCCATCGATAATATTTTGTTGCCGTTCGCATCGACAAATTTTTATTCATCACAGCGCGTAACTGAACAACAAGACATCACACAGGACACGTTTGAACAACATGTTGCGACGGGTGAGTATCGCGACATTGAGATATACAAAGCTGACTTAGACATAGACAAACAAACTAAGGCAGAAAAAGCAAACGATAAAATTGAAGGCCGCGAAGATCCCATTAAAAATGTTGACGGTCTGCGTCGTGTGTATGAGATCACCTGCTACTTAAAATTAGAAGACGACAACATTACTGAGGGTGATCGTGCCCCATACATGTTAACGATTGATGAGTTGTCGGGTAAAGTTTTGTCGTTGTACCGTAACTGGGAAGCCGGCGACATCAGGATGAAAAAGCTCGACTGGATCGTTGAGTACAAGTTTATCCCATGGCGTGGCGCATACGGCATCGGTATGCCGCATTTGATTGGTGGCTTGGCTGCCGCATTGACGGGCTCGTTACGTGCGTTGATGGATACAGCCCACGTCAACAACTCGATCACGATGCTGAAGTTAAAGGGTGGTCGTATTGGTGGTCAGACAGATCGCATTGAGCCAACACAGGTTGTTGAGATCGAGGGATCCCCTGGAGTTGACGACGTGCGTAAGTTGGCCATGCCCATGCCGTTTAATCCGCCGTCAACTGTTCTGTTCCAACTGCTAGGTTGGTTAACTGATGCGGCTAAGGGTGTGGTTAAGACCAGCGAAGGCCGTATTGCAGAGATGAATGCAAACACGCCGGTGGGCACAACGCAGGCGATGATTGAGCAGGGGTCTAAGGTATTCTCCAGCATTCACGCACGACTACACCGCTCACAAGCGAAGAGCTTGCAGATCCTGTCGCGCTTGAACTACTGGTATTTGGAGGATATGGATAACCAGTCAGGTGCGCAAATTGAGGTGGCTGACTTTGAAAACAGTAGTGATGTAACGCCGGTATCTGATCCTAATATTTTTAGTGAGACTCAGCGTCTAACACAAGCTCAGGCCACACTGCAGTTAGCTGAGAAGTTCCCTGACCTGTATGACAAGCGTGAAGCTAACCTGCGCATCTTGCGTTTGATGAAGGTGCCGGATATCGATAAGATATTGCCAGATCCAAAGGGATCGCAAGAAAGTAACCCAGCGTTAGAGAATGTGCAGATGACTATGGGCGGCATGGCTGCGGCGTTCCCTGATCAAGAGCACATCGAGCACTTGAAGGTGCACTTGGCGTACATGATGGACCCGTCGTATGGTGGCAGTCCCTTAATATCGTCGAAGTTAACGCCAATAATGTTGGAGCACATCAAGCAGCACCTGACGCTGCACTACCTTGCCTCGATGCGCAACTACGTGAAGTATGCAGCGGGTGGCGAGGATACGTTCAAGCTAAACGAAGAGCGTCAACTGGATGGCGCGGCACAAGAGGCACTGGCCGTTGCCGCACAACTGGTGAACCAAGACTCGCAGCAAGTGTTCCAAGGCATTACGCCAATCGTTCAAAAACTGGTTGAACAGCAACAGCAGGCTGCGCAGAATCAGATGCAGCAGGCGGCTATGGCAGATCCTACGGCGCAGGCGTTGGTTCAGACACAGGTTGCAGAGACCAAGCGTAAGGCAGAAGAGGCGCAGGCTAGGTTCCAGCTTGAGCGCGAGAAGATGCAGGCTGAGATGGCTGATAAGGTACGTGACTTAGAGGCCAAACTTGCAGAGCTTCAAGCCAAGATGAGTCTGGAACAGCAACTGACTGATCAAGATAACGCGGCCAAGATTGCGATTGCAGACATCAACAACGCATCGAAGGAGCGTGTGGCGACCATTGCAGCGGGTCAGCAAATGGATCAAATGCAACAGCAACAGGCACACGAGCAAGGGCTGCTTGCAATGGAAGCACAACAGCAGGCGTATAAAGACATGCAACAGCACGACATGCAGCAACTGCGAGAAGAACAGCAGCGCGCGCACGAAGAAACGCTACAAGCACAACAGCAATTTTTACAACAACAGCAGCAACTTCAACAACCCCCACAGGAGTAAGACATGGAAAAAGAATTAGGTTTTCGTAAGGCATACAAGATGACTGGCACACCAGGCTACGCAGGCGGCCCTGGCCAACCAGTAGAAAAAGGTCCATCGGGCTCAAAGCGCGCTGACAACGCTAAGGTTGCACTGGCTCAGGTACCAGAAGTCAATAGCAGGGGTTTAAAAACTAAATAGGGCGGAATTTCAAAAGTAAGTGGGTACTTACTTATGAAGGAGGGTTTTTGATGAAAGACCCGTTTTACGCCACGATGTTCAAAATTCAGGCCGAACTGAAGATACTTTCAGAGGCCTGTTTGAACGGAGTAGAAAGCTGGGACAAATACAACCAGCTTATAGGAAGAGCCAGAGGTCTGCAAGAGACCCTGGATATTATGAATGAAGTCTTGAGAGAAGACGAGGAAGACGATGAACACAGAAAGTAAATACCAGGTTGATGGTCGGAGTGAGACTGACTGCTTTCCGGAAGTAGATCCAGGAATAGACCTGAAGGGCAACAGAATCGTAGTCCAGCTTCGTAAGGCTAAGGACGTCAGCAAGGGGGGCATTATCCTTGTTGGTGATACCAAGGCAACGGAGAAGTGGAACGAGGTAATCGCTAAAGTCATTTCAGTAGGTCCTTTGGCCTACAAAGATGTCAACACACTTGAGTCATGGCCGGAAGGCGCATGGGCAGAACCAGGCGACTTGGTTCGCGTTATCAAGTACGGCGGTGATCGTTGGGCTGTACCACACGGCGACGGTGAAGTTGTATTTATTGTTTTGCAGGATCGAGAAGTGATCTGCAAAATTAAAAACTTTGAGGTGGCAAGGACAATGTTCCCCGCCTTTGTAGAGTAAGGATTTCGTATGAAAACCAGTGAGCGGCCCGAAGAGGGCGTGCCCGTCAAAGAACGTGACGACGGCACAGCATTAGCGTCAATTGATGATAACCTTGATCCGTTTGAAGATGAAGAGGATAACAAAGGTGAGATTGATGGTTTTGCCGAGGGTGGTCGAGCAGACCAAGAAGATGGTGATGAATCAGAAGAAGACCGTGAGGCTATCCGAGCCGCACGAAGAGAAGAGCGTAAGCTAAAGAAAGAGCTTACAAAGCAGCGCGAGGTAAGTGCCAAGCACAAGATCAGCGCGCTAGAACGCCGTAATGAAGATCTGGCCAGGCGACTGGCACAAGTAGAGAACACTGCAACAAGTTTTCAGTTTGCTCAAATGGATCGTTTCATTGAAGATGAAGCGACACGCGTTGAGTACATGAAAATGAAGATGACCCAAGCAGCAGAGCAAGGGGACGTTGCGGGTCAGATGGAACTACTTGATCATTATCATGACGCGAAGAATAAGTTGGCTCAGGCTCAGTACCTGAAACAACAACAACTGGAAGCGGCACGGAACCCACGCAACAATGTTCCAACGCCCAACAGTGAGTCAGTGCAGCAGAATGCTACGTCTTGGATGAAAGACAATCGTTGGTACGATCCAAGTGGCAAAGATACAGACAGTCGAATTGCAAAAGTAATTGACAATGATTTAGCAAGTGAAGGTTGGGACCCAGCGGATCCAGAGTATTGGGACGAGCTGGACAATAGATTGAAAGAACGCCTACCTCATAGGTATTCGGGAAAATCTGGTGGCGATAGAAATCGTCGAAGCGGAACCTCTAGCAGTCGCTCAGATACAAGTGGAAGCCCAGCGATGGGTAAAAACACTTTTACTTTGAGCCGTGAAAGAGTACAAGCCTTAAAAGACGCTGGCATGTGGGATGACCCAGATAAGCGTGCGAAGGCAATCCGTAACTATGCAGACTTTGACCGTAAAAATCGTAGAGGCTAAAAATGGCAAACAATCGTATATCCCGTGACTTAGATGATCGCCTTCAAGGGCGTGTAGAAGAAATCAAAGATCGGAAGGCTGCGGCCTCCGTTACTCCTGATGAAGCAGTGAAGCGTGAAAGGCTGGAGGCCTTTCGGGACAAATGGGCCAACAACGCACTGCCGGACATTCCAGAAGGCTTAGTCCCTGGAATGCACCTCTGCTGGTTATCAACAACTAACCAGTATGATTCAATCGACAAACGTATGGCGTTGGGCTATGAGCCAGTGAAAGCCGCCGCTTTAGGCAAAGGTTTTGACCACTTAGGCAAGATGAGTTCAGGCAGGTTTGAAGGTTGTATATCTTGTAATGAGATGATCCTCTTTATGATTCCAGATGACATCTTCCAAGAAGTAGCGCGAATGTTGCACCATGACGATCCGCTGGAACACCAGCGAAATATCACCGCACAGGTGCGTTCAGCAGCAGATCCAGGTAAAGGTGGACGCTCAATTTTGGAAGGCGGTCTTTTGGAAATGGAAAAAGAGTCGAATAGAGCCGCACACAATATGCGGTTTTAACCCTAAAACTATAAGGAACCAAAAAGATGAGCGCAACTTATGCTCCATTCGGGCTCAAGCCCGTCTACCACCCAAGTGGTCTGGTCCGCAGTTTGAACTTCACCGGTGCCTATGACACCGCTGCAATTTTTTACTCCGGCACTCCAGTCGCTTTGGATGAAGCAACAACCGCAGGTACAGCGACCCTCGTTGTTGCCAGCAACACCCCTACAGCCAACATGCGCCTCGCCGGTGTATTTGGCGGTGTGGAATACACCGATGCATCCGGTCGTCGTACTGTTAGCAAGTGGTTTGGTCCAGATTTGGGCACAGCCACTAACGTCGTAATGTGGATTTTCATGGACCCAGAAATTGTTTATGAAGTTCAAGCTAACGGTTCATTGACTAACATCGTAGTTGGCCAAGAGTTTAACTTTACTGCAGTCTCGTCAGGTCAAATTATCGGCAACGGTGGTTTGGGTACTTCAACAGCAGCGTTAAGCACTACCGCAGTTGCCGCAGGCACACAAGCTCAAATGCAAGTAGTCAATTTGGGTCGTGCAATCGACAATGCATGGGGTGATGCCTATACTGTTGTTCAAGTCAAACTTGCTAACGATACTTTCGTTGCTCCTAACGTAGAATAATTAAAGAAAGGAAGTAGCTATGGCAACCCCAATGCGTAGTACGGACTTTCGTGCGGTAGTTGAACCTATCCTTAACGAAGTCTTTGATGGTGTCTATCAACAACGTGATGATGAGTGGAAAGGTTTCACGACCCAGATCACTGGTATCCCACGTAACTATCACGAAGAGGTCATGCTCTTCGGTATGAATACTGCTCCTGAAATGCCTGACGGCACACCCGTCTCGTATGACCAGGGTGGTACTCTGTTTATCACTCGCTTCATCTACAAGATCTATGGCTTGGCATACGCCCTGACCAAAGTTCTGATGGAAGACGGCGATCACATCCGTATCGGCTCCACATTCTCGAAGCACCTCGCTCAGTCAATGATCGAAACTAAAGAGACACTGTGCGCCAACTTGCTGAACTTTGCGTTTACTGCCGGCTACGTCGGTGGTGACGGCGTGACACTGATCAACAGTGCTCACCCGATCTCCCAAGGTCGTACATTCAGCAACCAGCTGTCAACTGCAGCAGCTATGTCTCAGACTTCGGTCGAGCAGATGCTGATTCAGATCCGTTCCGCTGTGGACAACAACGGCAAGCGTATCCGTTTGAAAGCAGAACAGTTGATCGTTCCTCCTGCCTTGGAATTCCAAGCTGAGGTAATCCTGAAATCGGTACTGCGTTCAGGCAGTGCTGACAATGACCTGAACCCAATCAAGTCAACTGGTATGCTCCCTAACGGTGCTCACGTTGTGACCCGTTTGAGCTCCAGCAAAGCTTGGTGGATCCAGACCAATGCAGAGAACGGCCTGATGCTAGTCATGCGTCGTCCTCTGGAGCGCAGCTCAGAAGGCGACTTCGAGACTGACTCAATGCGTTACAAGGCCTCCGAGCGTTATGCGACCGGCTGGCACGATCCACGTAACGTGTACGGCACAATCGGTCTGTAAAGAAAGACTGAGGCCCTTCGGGGTCGTCCCTAGATGCCCCGCCTACAAAGCGGGGCATTTTTTCTTATAGAAATGGGTACTTATAAGTAGAGCTTCAAATGACGCCGATTACCGAATAGCTCACGGTTTACTTCCAGGAGACGGCGCCGTTAATCTTCCCTAGGAGAAGTCATGTCAAGTACATTTACCAGTCCAATTCGGATTTTTAAGCGCAACAACCCAACAAACGACGGCACCATCGCCCCAGACAACACTGGTGCAGCAACAGTAGGACAACAGCAGTTTTTTGCTCCTATTACAGCGGCTCGTACAGCTGGCGCAATCCCAACATTTAAAGTTGGCAGCACAACAGCCACTGCTCTTACGATTCCAGCTGGATCACTGATTAACCACGTTTTTCTCTACCAAACTTCAGCGCCATCGGCGTTGACAGGCGGTGTGATTACTGTGGCTATTGATGGCACAGACGTAGGCACGCTAACTCCAACTACTACTGGCGGCAGAATCGGACTCACATTCACAGCTACCGCAGCAGTTGCTACATTATTGAACAACGTCGGCACTTCTGACGTAACGGTCACCTTTACTGCTACTGCTATTACTGCCATCACTGGCACATTGGCAGGTACTTTTGATGTTGAGTACATACCGCGTAATGTAGACGGTTCTATCACAGCATACGGCTCAGGCTATACAAATAGCTAAGGAGATACCATGCGCCAAATCACTGTAGGCAACGGCGTACTAGTGCCGATTGATCAGTACCTGACGCCTATCAACATAGCTTATGTTGCTTCAGGCGGCACGGTACAAGTATCATACTCGGATCCATTTCCGTTGGACGCGCAAGGGTATCCAGTGGCAACCGCACCAACAATGGTGTGGGTTGCTGCTGCGGCAAGTCCAATCGTAGATAATCCAATCCGTGCTATTAGAATTACTGGCGGTTCTGGTTCAGACACTCTGACTGTAATTCAAGCCGGAGTACGTTAATGGGTAACGCCTATTACGGCGGAATCTATTGCGATACGCGCGGGGAGGCTGTCCTCTCCGTCGCGATTTGCGACAGGTGTAGCAGGAAAGTTCCTTACACCTTATTGCGTCCGGACCCAAACTCACCGGGCTTAATGGTATGCCCAGCCGACTTGGATCAATACGATCCATGGCGTCTGGCTGCACGCCAAACAGAAACAATCACACTGCGTCATGCGCGACCAGACGTCTCCGTAGCCATACCTGGAAAAGGCAAGGCTATCCCTAACGCACCCAACTCTCAAACAATTAATCAAGGCCCCAACATGGTTGGTACTGGATTTGGGGATTCGTTTACGCCTGCGCAGTATGGCAACACCTCTGCTGAACCCACACCGGGCAACATACTGGATACATAGTCATGGCCGATATAAGTATATTACAGCTGCCTCCCGCAACCACCGTCAGTGCAAATGACGTGACGGTTGTCGTGCAAAATGGCATAACAAAAAAGGTTGCCGCCTCTGTATTTCAAGGCGGCATTATTGGACCTGTTGGCCCCATAGGCCCAGCTGGTCCTACAGGCCCATTAGGACCCACAGGCCCGTTAGGCCCGTTAGGCCCAACAGGAACACCAGGACAACAGGGACCACAGGGAGCCCCTGGACCTGTAGGTAGCGTAGGAGCCACAGGACCCACAGGCCCAACAGGCGCAAGCGGCACGGCAGGTGCAACCGGCCCAACAGGCGCAACCGGCCCAACGGGTACAGGCGCAACTGGCCCTACAGGTGCTACAGGCCCCACAGGCCCCGCAGGCGGCCCCACAGGCCCTACAGGTAACACAGGTGCAACTGGTCCAACAGGCCCCACAGGTGCGGCGGGTACAGCTGGGACAACTGGCCCCCCAGGTGATACAGGCGCAACTGGCCCAACAGGTGCAACCGGCCCATCAGGCACAGGCCCTACAGGCCCGACAGGCGCAGCGGGTGCAACTGGTCCAACAGGCGCAACTGGCCCATCAGGTACAGGCCCCACAGGCCCTACAGGTCCAACGGGTGCAGCCGGTACTGCAGGCGCAACTGGTCCAACAGGTGCAACTGGCCCATCAGGTACAGGCCCCATAGGCCCCACAGGCCCAACGGGTGCAGCCGGTACGGCAGGTGCAACAGGCCCCACAGGCCCAACGGGTGCAGCCGGTACGGCAGGTGCAACTGGTCCAACAGGCCCAACGGGTGCAGCCGGTACGGCAGGTGCAACTGGTCCAACAGGAGCAACTGGCCCATCGGGCACAGGCCCCACAGGCCCAACAGGCCCAACAGGTGCTGCAGGTACGGCAGGTGCAACAGGCCCAACAGGCCCCACCGGCCCTGCGGGTAGCGGCGGTGGTGACGTAGTTGGACCAGCTTCAGCAACGGATAACGCTATTGCTCGATTTGATACTACTACAGGCAAGTTAATCCAGAATTCGGGCGTTACTATTGATGACAATAATAATGTTAGTGCCAATTCGTTTTTAAATGGTTTTTCAAATACCGCTGCATCAGGCACACAAATCACACTAACAATTGCCTCCGTTACTTCGTACAATATTACTGGATCAGGCGGCCAAGTTATTCAGTTACCAAATGCTACGACATTGTCAAATGGCGCGCTCTATGAATTTAATAACAATCAATCAAGCGGCGCGATTACAGTAAACAACAACTCAGGAACATTAATTGTTAGTGTTCCATCGGGTGGCTATGTACAACTCACTTTGCTATCTAACGCGACTGCTGCAGGAAGTTGGGATAGACATGACCTAGCACCAGCCAATGTGTCGTGGTCAACTAATACGTTTGATTACCCAGGGTCAATTACATCAGCCACGTGGAATGGAAATGCTGTAGCAACAAACCGTGGCGGCACAGGGGCATCTTCACTCGCCGGCGCGTCGATTGTTACCTATACAGGCACTGAGACACTAACGAACAAACGTATTAATCCTCGTGTAGTTACTGCGGCATCAACTGCGACATTGGCACCAGATATTTCATCAGGTGACCAATATAATTTAACCGCTCAAGCAGCAGCATTAACTGTTTCTGCGCCTATTGGATCATCGCAATCACCTGTAGATGGTAATAAATTAATATTTAGAGTATTAGACAATGGTACAGCTAGAGCGATAACGTGGAATGCAACGTATACGCCTATTGGTGTAACGCTACCGACTACAACAACAGTAAATAAAACCACGTATGTTGGTTGCATATACAACGCAAACAACACCCGTTGGGATGTTATTGCTGTGCTTACACAGGCTTAAAAAATGCCAACGACAGTCATTGCTATCCCTATTGGAACTGGTTCATTTACGATACCGGCGGATTTTCCATCGGGGGGCACTTTGCAAGTCGAATGTGTTGGTGCTGGAGGCATAGCCAATTCAGGTGGTGGCGCGTATTCTAAAACAACTGCAATTTCAGGAATTAGTGCTTTACAAACTGTATATATTCAAGTAGGCACTTCTGACACTTGGTTTAACAAGACATCAAACGCTGCGCCAACTTCCACAACTGATGGTTGTTTAGCTAAAGCAGGAACGCCAGCTGGCACAGACCTTGCCCCCGGAGGGCAGGCATCAGCTGGTATTGGTGATGTTAAATACTCAGGTGGAAATGGTGGTACTTGGACTGAGGGTCCTCCTGATATATTTGGTGGTGGAGGTGGTGCTGCTGGCCCAAATGGTGCTGGAGCAAGCGCGGGAGTTTTTCCAAATAATGGTGGTGGCGGCGCAAATGGTGGTAGCACTGGTAGTGGAAACACTGGCGGTAACGGTCGTGGAGGTTCTGGTGGTGCTACATCTGGTAATGGTTCAAATGGCGGTGGTGGTGCTGCAGCTATTTTTCCGTCCACTCCCGCTGGCTCTGGTGGCCCAGATTTAATATGGACTGATTTTGCTGGTGTGCAATGGGGGCCATGCGGTGGTGGCGGCGGTAATAATATAGTAAACCAAACTGGTGGTCAAGGATACGGCGGTGGTGCTTGTAGAACATCTGATGTAGGAACAAGTGCTAGTTCTCGAGGATTAATTGTCCTTACCTATACTACAGGAAGCGCATCAGCAAGTTTTGTTGATGCGGCTCCGTTTATCACTGGAGCAAGTAATAATTTATACACTTATCTAGGATATTGGTACATACCCTATGGTGTTACCAGCTTACAAGTTGAGTGTGTTGGCGCGGCAAATAGTAGCGGAGTAAATACAATTGGCGGCGGGGCTTACGCAACGAGAACATTGACGCTAACTCCAGGGGGGCCATTATATTTAGGTGCTGGTTCAACCGTAGCTAGTGCTGACCCTGATACATGGGTTAACCCCTCGTCAAACGTCAAACCATCATCAGCAACTAATACGGTATTAGCAAAAGGAACTACTACGACAACAGGTGGTGCGTCTGGTTCTTCTTTTGGTTCAACAGTATATTCAGGCGGTAACGCTGCTGCAACAGCTAACGTCGCGGGCAACGGTGGTTCAGCGGGCCCGAATGGAGCCGGTGCTAATGGAGGCACAGGTGCTACGTCTGGTAGCAATGGTCTTGGTGGCGGTGGTGGCGCAGCAAACGGCGGGTCAGTTGGTGCTGCTTCAGGAACTTATGCTTCACGAAATGGTGGAGCAGGCGGAGCTAGTAGACTATCTGTTGCTGGCGGGTCGGGGGCAACTTCCGCAATAAACGCAACTAACGGCTCAAGCGGTTCTGGTGGCGGTGGTGGTTCGCTTAATGCAAATCCTAACGCATTTCGCCTTGCTGGATGCGGCGGTGTTGAAAATATTTGGACAACCACAAAAGGTGATGTTTATGGTGTTGCTGCGGGTGCGGGTGGACGGTCGCGTCTTAGCAGCGTTTTAAGCGGATACGTGTCTGGCGGCGTCCAAGGATTCGGGGCACAAAATGGAGTTGATTCTTCTGGCGGCGGATTAATTGTGTTTACCTATACGTATGTTCCTCCAGTGGTTACTGACAACGGCAACTTTTTTATGTTCTTCTAAACTATGATAACTTTTACTTGGTCAGTCACAAAAATAAATTGTATTTCTAACCAAAATGGAAATGCAAACGTGGTTAAGGACGTACACGTAGCCTGTACCGGTGTTGACGGTGAGCACACATTTTCAATCACAGGCTGTTACGGATTAGAGTATAATGAGGGTAGTTTTATCCCTTATAACGAATTAACCGAGGAGCAGGTTTTAGGATGGGTGTGGGATTCTGGTTGCATAAATAAAGAAGCAATTGAGTCTGCCATTGATCAAAAAATTCAAGAAATTATTGATCCGCCTATCGTCAGTTTGCCTTTGCCTTGGTAAAAAAGGAAACTAGTTAAATGAAGATAGCAGTCTACGCGATATCTAAAAATGAAGAGGCCTTTGTAAAAAGGTTTTGTGATTCCGCAAAAGATGCGGATCTCATTCTTATAGCGGACACAGGCTCGACTGACAAAACAGTAGAACTAGCCAAAGAGTGTGGTGCTGTGGTGTATAACATCAGCGTTAAACCGTGGCGTTTTGATGTGGCGCGTGAGGCCTCATTGACGTTAGTGCCTGCCGATTATGACGTGTGTATTTGCTTAGACTTAGATGAAGTGATGGAGCCAGGTTGGCGAGAAGAAGTCGAAAGACTTTGGAAAGACGACACTACACGATTGAAGTATAAATTTGACTGGGGCAGCGGTGTCGTATTTCATTCTGATAAAATTCATTCACGTTCTGGTTATCGTTGGAAGCATCCCTGCCACGAAATTCTTGTACCGACCACTGGCTTTACAGAAAGCTATGAGTGGACTGACAAACAACTAGTCACACACCTCCCAGACAATACTAAGTCACGCGGTCAGTACATGGATCTTTTATCCACGTCGATTAAAGAAGACCCAAATTGTTCTCGTAATACTTTTTACTACGCGCGAGAATTGACATACTATCGTCGGTGGGTGGAAGCAATTAACGAATTAAAACGCTATTTAGAATTACCTAGCGCAACATGGAACGCTGAAAAATCATACGCCATGAGGTTGTTATCCAAGGCGCACACAGAGATAAACAATAAAGGGGAAGCCATTAGGTGGGCCCGTTTGTCTGTTGCTGAGGATCCCACAGTGCGCGATAGTTGGGTTGAGCTATCTCAAGCGGCGTATAATCAACATATGTGGACAGAGAGTTATTTTGCTGCTATCTCAGCACTTAACATTTCTCAGCGGTCCTACATATATATGGAAGAGCCAATTAACTGGGCAGAAAAGCCGTTTGATCTTGCATCTATCGCTGCATGGAATTTAGGCTTTAAAGATCAAGCCGTCGAGCTTTGCAAGAAGGCACTTGAATTTAACCCAACCGATAGCAGGCTGATTCAAAATTTAAAATCAATGGTAGGGGAGTAAACGTAATGGATGGTCAGAGTATTTTTAACGCCGTCGTCACCATAGGTAGTGCGGCTGGTGGATGGTTCTTAAAAACAGTTTGGGATTCTTTGCGCGATCTTAAATCAGAGATTCGTAGCCTGTCTCTTGAAATGCATCAGGATTTTGCGCGAAGGGATGACTTCAAGGAAGCCATTAAAGAAATCAAAGACATGCTAGTTCGCATTTTTGATAAGCTCGATGACAAGGCTGACAAGACTAATCAGTAAGACTCTCCTGACGCTGGTGTTGATGGGCTGTTGTAGCGTTATAACAGACCCCCCAGTAGGCAAACAGGAGATTGAGGTAGGACCCAAGGCACACGCGCTGATACAGCGGTTTGAGGGCTTTTCGTCCGTGGCGTACCCAGATGCAATTACTGGCGGCGCTCCTTGGACGTATGGGTACGGTTTTACGACTCGCGCGAATGGCAGCCCTGTGCAACCTGGTGACACAATACCCAGAAAAGAAGCCGACGCACGATTAGCCAAAGAAGCGCAAAAGTATTGTGGCCACGTACTAAAGCGAGTGCCTAAAAAATACGCAACACAGAATCGAATAGACGCCGCTGCAAGCCTCTGCTGGAACATCGGGGTGCCTAACCTGCAGCGCAGTGTGTTTTTAAAGAAGTGGATCGCAGGCGATATCAATGGCGCCGCCAAGGCGATGCACTCGTGGGTGTGTTCAGGCACCCCAGTAGAGAAAGTTTTGAGGGCCAGACGTCGGGTTGAGTCTGCCCTTTTTCAGGGCGAAAGACCTTATTTTGATGGGTAATTTACAGTAGAGAGGAACTTAACATGGCAAAATATACACCCCGCATCGATCACTCGAAAAAAGACTACGAGAATGAGTCTGCAGATATGGCTCAGGACAAAAAGGTAGTCAAGAAGGCGTTCAAGATGCACGACGAACAAAAGCATGACGAGCCTACTACGGACCTCGCCAAGTTGAAAAAAGGCGGTCGTGCGAAGAGCAAGAAGCCATCCGTGCGCGAACACAAAGCTGGCGGCATGATCGACGTCAAAGAGATCACCAAGAAGCCTGACGCTAAGATGCCTAAGAAGATGGGCGCAAACAAGTTCAATCGTGGCGGCATGTGTTAAATGAAAAAGCACGACAAGCCTATACCTCGCAAGACAACAGGCAAAGATAAAACGTACAATTCTACCGAATCTGGTGCCGGCATGACTGCAAAGGGTCGTGCCGAATATAACGCCAAAAACGGTAGCAATTTAAAGCCTCCTGCACCAAGTCCTAAAACAAAAGAGGACAAGGGCAGGAAGGCTAGTTTCTGTGCCCGTATGGAAGGCGTTGTTGAAAAAGCTAAAGGCCCAGCAGAACGGGCTAAGGCATCATTAAGGAACTGGAACTGTTAATGGCTACTAAACCTGGGCTCTATGCCAACATCCACGCCAAGCAAGAACGCATCGCTCGTCAAAAGGCAGCAGGAAAAACTCCTGAAAAAATGAGGACACCAGGCTCAAAAGGTGCTCCGACTAATGACGCGTTTAAGCAATCTGCTAAAACAGCAAGGAAAAAATAGTCATGCCAATTAAGTCAAAGTCTCAAGAGCGTTTAATGCAGGGTGTCGCGCATAGCCCAGAGTTTGCTAAAAAAGTAGGCATCAAGCAATCCGTGGGTAAGGAGTTTGTGGCTGCGGGTCCTGCAAAGAAAAAACTTCCTGAAAAAGTGACTAAGAAGAAATAATGGCCAGCGACTACACTAACACCTCTAACACAACGGCTCAGACCACCGTCACGGTGGATCAAATGATTCGTTTTGCTTATAAAGAGGCTGGCAAGTTGGCAGAGGAAATGACGCCAGAGTATGTTCAAGACATACGTCTGGCGTTGTGGTACATCCTGATTAATCTTTCAAATCGTGGTGTTAACCTGTGGTTGCTTGAGTACATCATGCAAGGATCAGAAGCGCAACAGCGCGAGTATCCTATGCCACGCGGTACGGTGGACATTCGTATAGCCAACTATCGTTTGTGCACTCGTCCATCAGCTGCGTCAGATAATACGTCCGGCGCGTTCAATACGAACACACTAGACTTGAATTATGTCATTGCTGCAGGTGGTTCGGCTAACGCGTATTACGGCGAGGCGTTTAGATTTTTGAGCGCTGGCTTTAACTGCGCCACGCTAAACACTACACTGTTAGTTGACTACAGCTACGACAATATTACATGGACTAATTTAGCCAGTGTAACAAATAACGTAAACACTTGGGGCTACACGCAGATTGATGGTTCGCCTCAAGCAAACTTTTGGAGATTCCGTAATACAACAGCCTCGCCTATTACTGTGCGTGCGTTGTCGTTAGCGTCTCAACAGCAAGATATTCCCATGGCACGATTGAATCGTGACAGCTACTTCAATCTACCAAATAAAGATTTCCCAAGTAATCGCGCGCTACAGTATTGGTTTGACCGCCAAGTAACCCCGATTGCTAACTTGTGGCCAGCACCACAAGACGCATTTCAGACGTTCCAATACATCATTGAAATGCAGCCTCAGGATGTTGGCAGGCTGACAAACGAGATCGCGGTACCAGATCGTTGGATGCCTGCGATGCAAAAACAATTATCTGCTGCGGTAGCAAAGCTGCTTCCTGGTATTGATGAAAACAGAATTATGCGGCTATCTGCCGAAGCAAAAGAGTTGACGGTGACTGCAGAAGAAGAAGATAGAGATAAGTCGCCGATTTACTTTGCACCTAACATTTCGTACTACACAAAATAAAAGGAGCCACTAGATATGGCCGCCGCCAACTTTACGCCAATTAGTCTCTATTACAGTACAACAGCAGCCGCCGCGCCAACGTCTGGTAATTTAGTCAATGGTGAACTAGCTTTAAATATTACCGATGGCAAACTGTATTACAAGGATAACGCTGGGGTAGTTAAGTTGTTGGCGAGTAACGCTGCGACTACAAATGTCACGTCGCTCTCGTTTGGTACTACTGGCTTAACACCGAACACGGCCACCACTGGAGCCATAACAGTGGCAGGCACGTTAATTACGTCTAACGGCGGCACCGGTCTATCCACGTACACCGCAGGCGATTTGCTTTATTACGCTGCAGGGACGTTGCTATCTAAACTTGCTATTGGCACCGCTGGTCAAGTTTTAACATCAAGCGGTACAGCTCCTCAGTATGTAGCACAAAGCACTCTGTCAGTTGGATCTGCCACAACGGCTACAACGGCAACCAATGTAGCGGGTGGTGCAGCAGGATCCTTGATTTACCAAACAGCAGCTGCTACCACAACCACATTAGCGATAGGAACTGCCGGTCAAGTTTTAACATCAAGCGGAACAGCTCCTCAGTATGTGGCACAAAGCACTCTGTCAGTTGGATCTGCCACAACGGCCACAACGGCCACAACGGCCACAACGGCAACCAATGTGGCCGGTGGCACTATTGGTGCAATACTATATCAATCAGGGGCAGGCGCGTCTGCATTTTTATCTGGTAATACTGGCACTACGCCTCAATTTGTAACTTCTACAGGCACGGGTGTAGCAGCTCAAGCGCCAACATTAACAAGCTCCACTGGCACGGGCAATGTTGTACTAGCCACTTCACCCACAATTACTACCGGCACCTTTACTGGGTATACAGAAACTTCACCTGCATCAGTAACGGTTGGAACCGGAACTACTGCCATATCTGACGCTATTATTGATTCAGGCACAGTATTACGTTATACGTTGACTGCATCACAAGCAACTACATTTACTATGCCCACTGCCACCGCGGGTAAGTCATTTGTGATGTTGCTGAAGCAGGCTGCGACCACTGGCAACGGTACGGCTACGTTTACTGGCGTTAAATGGGGTACCGCTGGTGCTCCGACTATTACTGCTACGGCTGGCAAGATGGATATTTTGACGTTTGTGGCTGACGGCGCGAATTGGTATGGATCAATCGCTCAAGGTTACACACCATAAGGAATATTGATGTTTGCTTTTACTAAATTGATGCAAACAATGGTAGCGTCTGGTGCGGTAAATGACCCGTATTTTTATTTGAATACGTTATTGCTTAATACGACTAGCACTAACCTTGCGCAAAACAATACGTTTCAAGATTCATCTAGTAATGGTTTTGCTGTATCTCGCGCCCCAACTACCGGCCCCCTTGCACCGACACAAGGCACATTTTCGCCGTACAGTCAGACGGGGTGGAGTAATTATTTTGCTGGTGATGGAAATTTTTTATCGCCAGCTGCAGGTAATGTTATATATAACCCCGGAGCTACCGGTGCTTGGACATTTGAAACTTGGGTATATCCAATTGCATCTGGGTATTTTTATGGTGTTGGCACAACGGGCTCGGCAAATAGTAATAGTATGGCTTGTGGATACAATGGCACTAGATTTATTTTTGCACAAAGTGGCGGTGGTTCACTTCAAGTAAACATAACGGCTTCAACTACGCAGCCCATAAACAATTGGTACCACTATGCAGTTTCCAAAGACTCAAGTAATGTAATTCGTTTGTTTATTAATGGAGTAGAAAGAGGCACTGCAACACACAGCGGCCCAATTAACTCTGGTAATCAACCAGTTATCAACGGATTAAATGATAATAATGGTTTAGGTAATAGTGGGGGTAGTTCTTATCTTTCAAATTTAAGATGGGTAAAGGGTGGCGCTTTATATACCAGTAATTTTACGCCACCAACAAGTCCTTTGACTACTACGGTTAGCGCAGGCACTTGTAACCTATTGTTTGCGCAATCTAATAGGTTTGTTGATAACAGTACAACTAATGCTGTTTTTTCTCCAACTGGCACACCATCCGTACAAGTCTTTTCACCATTCGCGCCTACTGTTGCATACAGCACAAACACAATTGGTGGCAGTGGATATTTTAATGGTTCGGGGAATTATTTAACTGTCGGTGCTACAGCCCCAACTTTAAATTTTGGAACGGGGGATTTTACTGTTGAGTGTTGGATATACCCTACTGCTGATGCGGCAACACAAAAAATTTATGACTTTAGGTCAACAATAGGTGCTGTTGGTTTTAATTTACAGCGAGTATCAGGTTCACTAATACAATTCAATAACAGCGTTACTGTTGTTCAATCTACGAATTTAGCTCCACTTAATGCGTGGACTCATATTGTTGCTTCTAGGGTATCTGGAAATTCTAGGTTATTTATTAATGGGGTATTGCAAGGAACTGCTGTGGCGGATACGGCAACGTATGTAAATGGCACTAATAGACCAGTTATAGGGGTTAGAGGAACCAACACAAGCACTGATAGTTTTACTGGGTACATAACAACGGCTAAAGTAGTTATCGGTTCGGGGGTTACATCAGTTACAGTTCCAACGTCGCCGTCAACATCCTCTGGTTCTAATTTATACTTAGGCTTTACCAACGCTAATATTTATGATGTCACTGCTAAGAATGTTTTAGAGACTGTAGCAGATGCAAAAGTAAGTACGGCGCAGGCTAAGTTTGGTACTACGTCGATGGCGTTTGATGGAACAGGAGATTATTTATTAATTCCTGATTCTCGTATTCAGCAATTAGGAACTGGTGATTTTACTATTGATGGTTGGTTCTTTTTAAGTACGGCTGGCGTTGCTTATGGTCTTGTAAGTAAAGGAGCTACTACAACAACAGGCTGGTCAGTAAACGTAACTTCTGGCAATAGGATTCAATTTAGTTATAGCGCAACTAGTCTTCCTGGGACTGTAACTACTTTGGCTTCAGGTACGTGGTATTACTTTGCTGTTGTAAGGTCGGGAAGTGCAGTAGGTAACTTAAAATTGTATTTAGGAACAGCAGGGTCAACAACTCTTGAAGCAACAAGTGCTGGAGCTGTAACAGATGACTTTACCCAGACAAATCCTATGTATGTTGCTGCTAATAGAACAGGCGGCGCTGTTTTGAGTGGTTATCTTGAAGAAATTCGCATTACAAAAGGTTTTGCAAGAGACGTAACCACTGTCCCAACCGCACCATTTTCAGTTCAATAGGTGACGTATGCTTTACTCTAAAAACGGTTCTATACCTGGTACAGAAACCGATGGCACAGAAGGTTGGATTGAGGTTCCTGATGCGCCTACTGCTGCTGAAGGACAAGAAGTTATTTGGTGTTTCCCTCCAGGATGGATTGTTCGTGATGTCATGCCCCCACAAAGAGAGGGCTATCGTTGGGCACACTACATAGACGCTGGGTGGGTTGAATACAGTGAGTAAACAAAATTGATCCGCTCACCATCCTCGCCGCTGCAAAATTGGCTGCAAGTGCGATTAAGCAAGGATGCGAATTGTATCAGTCTGCAAAAGCCGATGGCATGGAGCTGGTCGATGCCTACGGTAAAGTCAAGGACGTTGTTGCCGACATTAGCGGCCACCTCGGAAACTTTTTTAAAGCGCACGAACAGTTAGAGAAGCACGTACACGAAGAAGAATTAAAGACTAAGAAAGTTCGCGATCCAGAGCTATCTGTTAACCAAGAAGCCTTTAACAGAATCATGGCTCAAAAAGAAATGCAGCGGTTAGAAACAGAACTGCGCGAGACCCTCGTGTATTCGGCACCGCGAGAATTGGGCGCAATTTGGACAGAATTTGAAGTAATGCGCGACAGGGTTAAAGCAGAACGCGCTGAAGTGCAGCGGCAAGAACTACTAAAGCAACAGGCGGCTGAATGGCGACGGGCAAATATAAAAAGAAAAATCGCGGAACAGATGACATCAATTCTCGCGGTTCTGTTCATAATGTTATGGTTCGTATGGGTAATGATACTGATAAGAACGAGCGCGACGTACCGTGGAGTTTACTCGTCGCCTTGGTGGTCGTGTGTCTTATGCTAGTCCTCGTGTTGCCTGTGATGGCCATTATGTACGGCGACATGGTTTCAGCAACAGAAGCCGCAATCGTTGAGACACGCAAGATGAAAGAACTACGACTAAAACTTCTAACTGAAGGACAATAATGCTTACCCTACTATCTACCTTTATCTCTTTCCTGTCCGGTGGCCTTCCTAAGCTACTGGATTTCTTCCAAGACAAGCAGGACAAGAAGCACGAACTGGCACTAGCCCAGTTGCAGATACAGATGCAGATGGAGCTGCAAAAGGCAGGTTTTCAAGCACAAGAGCACATTGAAGAGATCCATACAGAGCAGCTACAGATCCAGACCCAAGCAGCCGAACGGCAGGCACTTTACGCCCACGACGTAGCCATCGGTCAGGGCGCCAGTCAGTGGGTAATTGATGCACGTGCGATGGTCAGACCAACGATTACTTATGGGTTATTCTTTTTATTAGTGGGTGTAGATATCGCTGGTATCTGGTACGCGTGGACGATGAACGTGCCTTTTAAAGAAATGATCGACCAAATTTGGGATTCTGATACCCAGCTAATTTGGGCATCAGTGATCGCATTCTGGTTTGGAACACAGGCTTTTAGTAAGAAATGAACATCTCACCAAGGGGCCGCAAGGCCCTAGCTCATCATGAGGGTGTACGTAAGAAGCCGTACCTTGATAGCGTACTTCTCTGGACGACTGGTGTTGGCCACTTGATAGCACCGATTGAGCACCAGAAGATGACCTTGGATGAGCGTAAGGCTGCGAAGGCCGCAGGCAAACTGCCCTGCCCTCCTGAATGGAATAGGACGCTAACTGATGACGAAGTGGATAAGATACTGCAGGACGATCTACGTCGGTTTGAGCGCGGCGTTTTACGTTATTGTCCTGGTGGCCTTACTCAAGGGCGCTTTGACGCGCTCTGCTCTTTTGCGTTCAACGTCGGACTGGGAGGACTTCAAAAATCTTCTATTAGACAGTGCCACAATAGGGGCGACTATGAGGGCGCAGCCAATGCCTTTTTGAAGTATAGGATGGCTGGCGGTAAAGTTTTTAGGGGCCTAGAAATCAGGCGTAATGATGAACGAGCAATGTACCTAGGATAAAAAATGGCAGCTGAGGCAATGACCTATGACAGCCTTGTAGAGGACGTCATAAAGTATAGCGAAAGGGATGACGAAAACTTCGTCAATCAAATACCCCGCCTGATCATGATGGCGGAGCAGGCCATTGCGGCTGAGATTAAAACACTCATGCAGTTGAACGTGGTTAACACTACGGTGCTGGCCAACAACGCGGTGCTACAAAAACCAGCACGCTGGCGCAAGACGACCAGCATGAAAATTAATGGTCAGCCGGTGATGTTAAAGTCAATGGACTACGTTTCAATGTACCAATCTGAATCCGTCCCCGGCGTGCCACTTTACTACGGCGACTATGACTACGACCACTGGGCACTGGCACCAGTTCCGGCTACAACGTATCCGCTACAAATTATTTACTACAGCAGAATTCAGCCGCTAGACATAACCAATCAGGAAAATCTCTTGACGCGCGAGGCACCACAGGCGCTTTTGTTTGGTACGCTGCTACAAGCTCAGGGCTACTTGAAGAATCAAGAGAAGCTCATGGTTTGGAAAAGTTTTTACACTGACGCTATTGCAGCGTTAAAAACTGAAGATCAAAAACGCATGATTGATAGAAATACTGTGAGGCCAGAACCATGACAATTTTCGTATCCCCCTTTACAGGGGACGTAATCCAACCGACAGATGTAAGCTACGCATCGGTTTCATTTAGTGCCAACGTGCAACTGTACTGGCCGCAGTACATCGCTACTAGTGGTCAGCAGGTGGCCGCGCGTATCATGGAGTTCACGGCGACAGCGGCGGGGCTCTCTGTCTTTCTGCCTAACGCACAACAGACCTCGGTGGGACAAGATATTTTGATCCGCAACACTGGAGCCAATTCGTTTGTCGTCAATCGTTTTGGTGGTGGCGGATCATTTACTGTAGCCGCAGGCCAATCGTTTTACACCTACCTGATAGACAACACGACAACCGCAGGCATATGGGCCGTGTTGCAGTTTGGCACTGGCACCTCTTCAGCTGATGCCAACACACTAGCGGGTGTGAGTACAGCAGCCATTGCAGGCAAACTTGAGGCGGCGTTTGTCACTTCCGAGTACAGCTCATCAGCACCCACAATTACTGATAGTCAACGCGGCAACTGCTTGGTGTGGACTGGCGGTTTATCTACCTGGACACTTCCACCAGTAACACAGCTTTCTACTGGGTGGTTCATTCTTGTTCGTAATAACGGAACGGGTGCGTTAACTATCGCAACCTCTGCAGTCGGTTCAACAATTGACGGACTAGTAAATATTGTGTTGCCCTTGGGTGACTCGTGTTTTATTTGCGTCAATCGTGATTTAGCAAAACAAGACTTTTTTACAGTGGGTCGTGCAAGACCAAACAGCTTGACGTTTACCTCCGCAACGTATGACGTGGATACCATTGTTGGTGCTACGTATAGTTTGGTAAGTAACACGCCAATCATTCAGCGATACACCGCGTTGAGTGGGAGTCGCACTACTTCGCTACTAATTCAATTGCCTGCGGTTACGCAAGTTTACTACCTTATAAATAACACCAATCAAAGCGGGTACAACATTAATTTTCAAGTTCAAGGCAGTAGTCAGGCTCCAATTGCACTGACTAACGCAAGTCAAGTTATTATGTTGAGTGATGGTAACTATCTTTACCCGTTAAACCAGTCTTCTACAGGACAGCAAACTGTTGCAGATGGAACTGTGGCGGCACCAGCCTACTCATTTTTATCCGACAGCACAACGGGTATGTACTTAGCCAACCCCACACAGCTAGGGTTTTCTACCGGTGGCGTAAACATTTTGACGTTGGATGCGTCAGGGGGTGCAGGTAATTTTGTATCTCGTTTTGTGGGTCGAGTGCAGGCCACATTAATTGCAGGCGGGACATTCTAAATGGCTGATCAGGGTCAAGATACTTCAAAAATATTTACCCTCTACGTCAAACCTGGCATTAAACGAGACGGTACACAGTTTGAGGGTGATGAGTATGCCGATGGTCTATGGGCTAGGTTTCAACGTGGGCGTGCTAAAAAAATAGGCGGCTATCGTCAGATGTTTGCCTCCCCCACAGGCGTACCCCGTGGCATTATCACCAACGCACAGAACGGCGTTAACTACATTTTTACTGGAAACAGTAATGGCATTGAGGTGTTTAACACCGGCACCGATCAGGGTGTTGGTGTGGGTCCGTTTACGGTGGAGTTTAATACGACGTATGTGGTGACTGCGGTAAACACCGGCCCCTCTACCATTGAGGTTGTTGGCAACTACACCGCGCTATTTGTAACTGGTTTTATTTTTTGGGCGTACAACACCAGCCGCGTAAGGACCAACTACACCGTGTCCGCAACTGCGTCAACGTACAACTCAGGAACCAATCGCACAACGGTGACGTTAACCAACGTGACAGGTATGCCATCCGTGCCAGCTGGTCAGACCACGATGGAGATATATAACCCAAATGGTATAGCGGCAAACAGTAAATACCTCTGGCAGTTTGACATTGCGTATGATTCGACAGGTGGTGGTAATTCAAAACTTTTAGCTCACCCTGGGCAGAATCTACAAAACATTGACTCAGGTGTTTTGACTTCCTTGTATGCCGGCGACTTCTTACCAGATCCTACCGTTAACAGGTACGTGTTGACGCAGGTCTTGGATTCAACGGGTGCAAACCCAACGTATCAGGCAATCAACGCGAGTGGTGGTGTGGTTGTCTTGCAGCCGTTTGTTTTTGTCTACAGCAACTACGGGCAGATAACAAATAACAACATAGACTTCACAACAATCTCCACAAACAAGCAGACGTTTAGTGACTGGAACGGCACACTAGCCAATGATGTCAATACAGCCGCAGGTAAAATTGTAAAAGGGTTTCCAATACGTGGTGGTACGGCGTCACCCTCTGGTTTATTTTGGGCCACCAACGCATTAGTTCGTGTGTCATTTACTTCGACGTCGCCCTACTACTGGCGCTACGACACCGTAGCGGATCAGATATCGGTCATGTCATCAAGCGCCATTACAGAGATGGACGGCGTGTTTTTCTGGATGGGCGTTGATAGATTCTATCTGTATAACGGATCAGTTAAGGTTCTGCCGAATGACAAGAACGTAAACTACCTGTTTGATAACTTGAACTTCTCGCAGCGTCAAAAGGTGTGGGCGACCAAAATACCACGCTACAATGAAGTCTGGTTCTTCTACCCACGTGGTACCGCAACAGAGTGCACCGACGCCATTATCTACAATGTTAAGGATCAGATTTGGTACGACGCCGGACAAGCAGAGGGTGCCCGTAGATCATGCGGCTACATGACTGAGCTGTTCCCTCGTCCGATATGGTGTGATTGGCAATTCTCTGGGAGCATAGGACAGACGTATACCTTGCTTTACGGACCCTCACGCGCCACAGCGCCAGTCACTAACGCAAAGCAGGTGATTGTGGCTGGAGACATAACAACCAACCCACCAGGGTCGTACATGGTGTTCAGTGTGAATGGGGAGCCTTCTTTCGCTACGGCAAATCAGATAGCCTCAGCGGTGTTTACAAATAACGCATCGGGCGGATACACCACCGTGACCTTTGTTAACACTGTCCCCAATACAATAGTCGCTGGCAGCTTTATGTCACAGGCAACAGGCGGGTACGTGATCTGGGAGCAGGAGTTTGGATCTAATAAGATCACGGCCACGACTGAGTACGCCATTGATTCGTATGTGGAGACCTGCGACATCAGCTTTATTGGTGGTACCCCCGCTGAGGATACGACGATCACATCCAATCGAAGAATGCACTTAACGCGTGTTGAGCCTGACTTTAAGCAGTCAGGCGCGATGACCATGACGGTGGTAGGCAGGCCCTTTGCGCAGTCTTCAGACATCCAATACAACGGCCCATACGAGTTCTTTGATGATACGGGCAAGATTGACTTGAGGGTGGAACACAGGTTAATTAACCTCATATTCCGCAGCAATGAAGTTAACGGCGACTATGAGGCGGGTCGTATTATGATCACCGCCGAGTTGGGCGACGAGAGGCCGTAGTGCAGATCGAGTTCTTACCAGACTACAGTACGTGGGAGGACTGGAACGGCAACATACTCCACTACTATGGTGAGCAAAACTTCCCATTTTTGCCGGAGCCCCAGTGGCGCGATGTGGCGTTTGCGATCACCTTGAACTCGGTGTTTGATACGTATGGCATACCGGCACCCGACACCTTCGAAGACTGGCGAGACTGGGCGAGGGCCTTCACGACGTCCGTTAACGGCAAGACATCCTGAGGGCGCAGAACACCCCTAAAATGGGTAATTCCGTATATGAAAAGGCACAATTTTTAAGGCAAATTTATGGGTCTTGGTGACGTAGTTAAAAAAGCGATTGACAAAGAGATAGCTGCGAAAGCAAAAAATGACGCCGCTGCCGCCGCCGCACCTGTAAGTAATGTCGAGAAGGCAAAGGCAGGGTTGTTTAAAAATGTTGACCCTGATACAGGGATGCCTATCCTTGACCGAGCAAAACTCGATGCAATAATTAAAAAACACGGCGACAGCATTAGGGGCAACGGCAACGCCCGTATGTCGTTTGATGATTTTGGCTGGGGTATGGTATCAGACAACGGGCAAATCCTTCATGGTCCTGCTATTGTTGGGTTGTCCATGGGGAATGTACCAGACCCAAGTAAGTCACAAATGAGCGGCTCGTCTATGAGAGCTGTTGTGAATTCTAACGGCACCGCGGCCACCCAAAAAGACTATGAGGCTGCTGCCAAAAAAGCGGGAATTGATTTTAACACCTACATTAAGCCCGAAAAGTTTGTTCCAAAAGTTACAGCCGCTCAATTTGGTCTCCCAGAAAGTATAGAAAAGGCCACCGCTAAAAATTCTGCGCAATACACGGATCCCATAACAGGGGAATCCTACTTAGCGCGGATTGATGGTAAGGGCAAATTTCAAACTTCGATGGATACGTCAAAGTTGTTTGAAGACATATCCGCTAAAACCAATGACTTGTATTTGGTTGCCAACGCAGTAGACGCTAAGGGTGCCAATAAGTCTTCACCCCACGCGGCCATATTGTTTAAGGCAGACGAAGACGGCAATCTTAAAACAGTAATTGGCCCTGACAACAAACCGGTAGTTAGTTACTACGATGGCACAACGGTTAGCCATGCTGGGTGGAAAGGACAACTTGCAGAGTTAGCTCCTGTCATTTCGATGGCACTTCCTTTTGTTTTACCTGGAATTGGTAGCGCATTATCTGGGGCATTAGGCAGCACCGTGGTCTCAGCAGCAGTGGCACCGACGGCGTTTACTGTAGGTGTCCCTGCAGTGACATTGAGCACAGCAATTGGTGCAACAGCAGTTGGCGCGTTATCCAACGCAATAACTAATGCTGCTGTTACCAAGCTATTGAATCCCAATGCAACAGGAATGGACGTAGCTAAGTCAGCTGGATTAGGTGCGGTTAGTACGCTTTCAGCTGGCAACGCAGCAAAAATTGTTGAGAATGTTGGAATTGATGCGGCCACGGTTAATAAAATAGCTTCGGCTAGTAATTTAAGCGCAAATCAAGTTAACAGTATACTTGCAAACGGAATCACAAAAACCGCAGTAGCACTAGTTACAAAAGATTCTAACGCCGTAACAAACGTAACAGCAAGTGTAGCTGGTCAGTTTGTTGGCTCACAAGCTCAAAATTTAGCTGCCGATGCACTTAAAAACGCAGACCCAAAAGTATTACAAAGTGCAGTCAGTGTTGCAGGTAACGTAGGCAATATAGCCACACAAACGCTTATTAAAAAAGGCGATGTAAGTGCTGCGTTAATTAATGCTGCTCCAGATATATTGGCAGACGTAAAAGACGAAATTAAGGGTCTTGATAAAACTAAAAAACCCGCTGACAATAAAACAACAACACAACAAGTAGCTGATGCTGGTGATATTGAATGGGACACGTTAACTCCTGAACAAAGAGATTATTTAAATTCATCTACTGCTGCGCTACAAGGTTCTAATATCAGCGGTAGTCAAGTAATTCCTGGTTCTACGTCTGAAGCAGATGAAAATGATCCCGTGCTTTTTGAAGGCGGTCAAAGACGTCTTGGGCGTGATCAAAGAGCGGGTGCCGTATACACAGTCACCAATGACAAAGGCGAAACATATCAAGCAAGGGATATAGTTGACGGTAACGGCAATACATTTACTGCGTATTTTGATCCTGCAACTGGAACATACGGTCAGGGTAAAACTACTTTTGCGGAAAAAACATTAGCAGACTCAGGCACTACACCTACAGGTAACGCAAGACCAACGCTTAATCAAACAAAAAGCGATGTTTTAGATACAATTCTAAACGGCGGCGATGTAAACGATGCACAAGTTGAATTGCTTCCTTTAGAAGAAGATACGCCAAAAATAAACACGCCAAGAATAAATACGCCAGAAATAGATACGCCAGAAATAGACATACCAAAAATAGATACTCAAGAAACACTTCAAGAGGCAGTAGCCAATGCTACGGCTAAAAAAGCTCTTGCCGATCTTAATTATACAAGAAAACCAACACAGCTAAGAAAACGCGCCGCAGATAGCGCCGCTGAAACTTTACTGGTCGCTCAAAAAGCACTTGATGATTTCATAAACCCCAGCGTAATAGATAACTCAACTACAGGCACAGGCGTTACGGGTACAGGCGTTACGGGTACAGGCGTTACGGGTACAGGCGTTACGGGTACAGGCGTTACGGGTACAGGCGTTACGGGTACAGGCGTTACGGGTA